AACAAGTGATTATGACATTATGTTCCTGTTGCCTGGTTGAGATTTCAGAACCCGTATTCGTGAAAGGAAAACCATACGGATATTCTTGTGCAAAGAAATTTATGGACAAACCGACTAAGGTTATTAAAGGCGATTTTGTGAAAGCTGACTCGTTTGAAATTATTGACAAAGCTCATGGCTATAAAGTAAGGGCGATGGTAAATGGGAAAAAATATTGTGATAGTTTTTATGTGAACAATGGAGGTGAGTATATCTGGACAAAGACAGCCTCTTATAAATCAGGCGGAAAGACAAAAGACTTCACTTTTATGTCCGGTAACGAAGATGCAATTTATGTCAATATAGAGGCGTATGAATCATACAAAAAAGATAAAAGATTTTTCCGGTAATAATACCAATACAATGAGTGAGCGAAAAAACATAATAGTATTTATCGGCCCTGGGTTCCTGGAAACATGGGGAGGTCTCAAGGAGATATGCGAGGTAAAAGGATTTATCTACAATACCTTAAAAAGTAAGTCTTACCCTATAATTGCCGGAGGGGGTCATATTTATAAAATACCCTTCAAGCAGGAATGTATTAACCTTGAGGAAATGGAGTTTAGGAAAGTAGATCAGGAAATCCTTAAACAGCTAAACGGATTATAATCATGAATGAATTTGATAATCACATGCTTGATTTAATTTCTAAAGAGATAGAGCAAAAATATGAATGTAAAGTAGTTAGCATAAGATTTGCAGAATTATTGAGTCTATGTGTTAGTTTTAAAGTTGTTTTCAATGATGACTTTCTATATAAACCATTTGCTGGACTACCTACTCCGGAAACTATTTGCTTTTCGGAAAAAAGTGCGACATTTTACAAAAGAGTTGATTTATTTGAGTGCATTAAAAATATTGCTAACTCTAATTAAGCCATATTGTTGAGCTAAACAAAAAAGGTATGAATAAATTCAAAGCAACAAAAAAAGATCTAATCTTCGAAGAACTCATAAAGGAGATGCAGGCACTATCCATAAAAGGGCAATGGAGAAACTTCGGAACCTCAAGTACTGCGAAAAATTCCACTGAATATACATTTGAATTTGATTACTTAGGACAGTCTGTTAAAGTAGAAATGAAATGACACATACTGAACTTACGTCAAAAGCATCAAAATGGTTAAATAAGCACGATGAAAATATAATTGTACCTAACTGCCCTACGATCACTACTGAGTTAAAGACAGCTACAACATTTGGCGAAATACCGGATATAATAGGTTGGTGTTCTCATGCGTCTGTATTAATTGAAGTTAAAGTATCAAGGTCAGATTTTTTAAAAGACAGAAAAAAGAAGTTTAGAAAGTTCCCCGAATTGGGAGTAGGTGAATTAAGGTATTATTGTTGTGAGCCTGGAATAATTAATATTGATGACCTGCCAAAAAAATGGGGATTGCTTATTTATTTTGACAATAAAATATTGATAGTCAAAAAAGCTGAAATCCAGGAAGCAAACATAAACAGCGAAAGAACTATTCTTCTGTCAATTCTCAGGAGAGAAAAATAAATGAAAAATAATATTGCGTGGTAGTTAATAAAGTATTAATTTAGCGTTATGAATTTAGGAAAAACTATACACGATATTAGGAGGAGTCAGAATATGACTCAGGCGCAACTTGCTGAAAAAATAGGAAGTAGCCAAACGTATCTTTCGCAGATAGAGAATGATTTTAAAGTTCCCTCGATTGAATTTTTATTACAACTGTCTATTGCATTAAGAACTCCCCTCCCTGTAATTATGATCAAATCAATTCACGAATGTGATATCCCGACTGAAAAAATGCAAGCATGGAGAGAAATACACGATCCGTTAATGAAGCTTATTGGAAGCGCATTTGATTGAGAATAGGAAAGTAAAGAAATGAAAAATAATGGAAAGTAAAAAAAATATTTATAGACTGGAAATTTAATTTAAGCTACGGCGAAATAGTACACGGGCCGAAATCAAAATGTACTGAATGTAAAAATCGTCAATGTACCGATGGTATGATTGATGGAGTATGCCACATTTGCAGGTCTTAGCCGCCATTCTTTTAAAGATATAATAAGCCTCAAGAGGATTGGCAAATAGGGAACGATTTGCAAGAGGATGATAGCAGGCAAAAACATGTATAAACATTAAGGCTCATTCACTCGCAAAGTGGATATTGTCAGTAAAAGCGTTGCTAATCCTGGGACTTAGAAATGTAACGAAAAAGCTCAAGCCGTTGTAAGGAGAGATTTAAGTATAGTAAACCTTAATGTTTTGGTTTTAAAAATAAAGAAATGAAAATCACTGAAAAGCAATTACAAACATTAGTGGTAATACTCCAAGATTCGCAAATTAATATATCTGGTGTATTTAGAGTTTCTCTCAAAAATAGGAATCAATTACTTAACGAAATAATCAATCAGCAAAGCAATGAATTGATTGAAATTGAAGATCATAAGAAATGAAAGAACTCAAAGACGTACTTCACTATTATTTGCCTTATAAGTTGAAATGTCAATTAATGGGCAAGTTTGATACAAATAATAATCCTATTGAATTTCAGTTACAAGGTATTGAGATAGATTCTGAGGGTGTTAAAATAGCAACATTTGAAAAAGATAAATGGAGTTTTATTGAAGATGTGTTTCCGATATTACACCCTCTCGTAACTGCAGTTGATGAGCTATCTGAGTTCACATATGAGAATCAGGTAGAATCGTTTGATAGTGTAGAAAATGCGGCGCAGTGGTTTAAAATAGTAATGCACCATCCTTTAGAATTACCCTTTGCGAGATTTGAAAAAGCATTGAGTTTACATTGCGATTTATTCGGATTGATAGAATCTGAGCAAGCAATAGAGAAGTAAATATTTATTCACATACAAAAACAGATTATGGAAATTGTAATTAAAATTTTAGGAGTTATTGCATTAATTGTTGGGCTTTCATTTTTGGTGGCGTGGCCAGTAATGCTATTATGGAATGAGTTAATGCCTGAAATATTTGGGCTTCCTGAAATAAGCTTCTGGCAGGCGTTAGGATTGAATCTTTTCTGCGGTTTTTTATTCAAATCAAGTAATTCAAGTAATTAAAGTCATTGGAAAAACAATCGTTCAAATTCCACGCATCCCGACGGGGTAAGCAAACAATGTGATAATCGATGAAACTCCAATATTGATATTGGTCATGATCCTACAATTTCGAATAGATCGCAGCATCGAAGCTGTTATTGGAGCAAATAATAATTAACTAAATAGAAACATGACCAGGTCAAAAAAAGAATTGGGTTTTAGAATTGGCGAACGTGTCCCCTGGTGGCGTGATCGATTTGGAAGATCAGGAGGAAAAATCTTTCGTATGATTAGGGCGCCATGGATAAATGACATCCAGGTATTTATTACAAACGGAGACATTTTAACTACAGGCATTATTTTAGCCTCAGTACTTGTGCCTAAAAATAAAGAGTATTGGAAAGCCATAAACACGAAATCATGAGAGATATAAAATTCAGAGCATGGAATGGTGGAGAAATGCAATATAATTTTAATCCATCCCCATTTACTTTTTCAACTTTTGGGAACCCAATAATGCAATTCACCGGACTAAAAGATAAGAACGGAATAGGAAAAGAAGTTTATGAAAGCGATCTATTTGAGGTTGTTTATTCAAATGTACCAAACGGATTTGAGGCAATGAATTTCAAAAAGGAACTAAAAATAAATATTGGGGAAGTGGTTTTTAGGTTTGGAGGTTTCAAAATAAAAACATTCTATCCTGATCATCAGGAATACGTTTATATGGATTTACATACTTTCCTAAAAAATGACGAAAAAGTAGTAATTGGAAGCATTCATCAAAATAAAGAACTTTTAGAATCATGAAGCAATACAAAATAAAACGAATCATAAACGGAACTTTAGAAGTAATCGGATTTGAGTGCCATTCTGAAGTTGACGGCAAAGAAGTTGTTTGCCATAAGAAACGGAAAGTAGAATTTAACAAAGAGCCTCTGATTCCTGGGGAATTTCCCAGGGAGGATGGGGATATAAAAGAGGAAGTGAAATGATGAACGAAGTAAAGATAATAAAAAGCGAAACTTGGACAAAATCGGATATATCCGAGCAAGAGGAATTGCTGAACGATACCATAGAAGAATATATTTCCGATCATGCAAAGATCATTAATATACAAATAGTCGAAAAAAATGGGTTAGAAAGATTTTGGATTTATGTTACTTATAGATGAAAGGCCTGTATAAGCGCACGTACTCCGCATGGGAGCCTGTAGACGTTGAGGCAAAGAAGATATTCAAGAGGTATAAAGTTGGTGAACTCGTAGAGCTTGAGCATACCATTAAACGAAATCTTAAATTCACAGCAAAATATTTTGTAATGTTAAAATTGACATTTGAAAATCAAGATCTCTGCCCAAATATAGATCTATTTAGAAAGCTAGTTCAAATTCAAGCAGGATATTATTACTGGATAAACCTTATTGACGGCGCTAAACAGAAAGAGTCCGTAACGATAAAGTTCACCAAAATGGATGACCTGGAATTCGAAAAACTTTACAGTGCTGTTTTCGATGTTTGTCTCAAAATATTAGGTTTAAAAAGCGAAGAATTAGAGCTTGAATTATTAAAATTTGATTGAAAAATGTTGTAACTTACAGTAAATGAAACAATTGAAATGAAAACACAAGATCAAATAATACATGATGTGATTGGAATTACTGAAGGCGCAAAAAGATTAACTCCCGTGGATAAAGGTGAGTGTAAATTAGTCATGACAGCGTGGGCAACAGAAGTAGTTAATAATTTAACTGTACCAAAAACAGGTATTAAAGTTGATTATTTTGTGAGTGTATTAAAAAGGGCATTAGATGGAAATGATGATGTAAAAGTAGAATTTGAAAATGAAAACGATCAGATGGATTACATTTTAGATGTTTGTAACAACTTTAAAAAAGAACTTCAAAAAGATCATTGATAAATAAAAATTGAATTATGATAAGTGCAAATGAAGTACGCCGTGGAAACCTTTTTAAATACGATGATAGAATATTCCGCATACACACTATTGCATACGAATTCCCAACCCTAGATACTGATGAATTCGGAATAGGTGTAGTTGGTTGGAATAATATTGATCCGGTTGAATTGACTGATGAATGGTTAATCAAATTTCAACTACCAAAAAGGGAAGTTAAAACCAAAACAAGTACATATTATATTTTCTCAATTAGAAATGACTTTGAAATATATTGTCACATGGACAAATCAGGTAATTGTCTATTTTGGGGAGTAAATAGCATGGCAGATCATTTCTTCATAATAAAATGTGACGCTGTTCATGTGTTTCAAAATACTTACGCGGCGTTGAATCATCACGAAGAACTAAAGATAAAGCAATGACAATTAAAATCAATTGCGATACATGCGGAGAAATTCATGAAGTTAAAAGAGACAAAAAAGCTCCAGATAATGCGGTTTCTATGGGTTGTAATTGGTGCCCTAATTGCGAAGACAAAGCAGATGATTATTATGATGAATGGTATAATTATCCAGACCCAGACGATAAAGGCGACGATCCTAATCAATTAATACTATTTAGTATTACTGATGATATTTTAAAACCTCAAAAAGAATTAACTAACATTTTAAAATAATAATAATGGAAGAGTTTAAAGACCTATTATCAAGACTTCAAAAATTAGACATCATACAAACTTGTGGTGATTGGCATGAAAACATACCTTTTGAAGAGATTTATAAGCCATATCTGGAAAATGATTGTAAAGAAATAAAACACGGATTAGATATAGATACACACAGGTGGTATGAGACATCAATATCAGTTTATAAAACGTGTGGTGGACTGCTTGGAGTCCGTCATATTACTAATATGTTTTCTGAAGGGCAAGGATTTGAGGATTGTTACGTTACGCTTGAATTTATGGAAATGAAGGAAGTTAAATCAATTACTTACGAATCTGTTTAGGGATTAAAAGCACTTGCGGGACAGATGTAACCCGAAAAGCAAATTGTATTATGGAAAACAACAGAATATTAACAAAACGAGAGATTAGAAACGAGTTATTTGGAATTCTATCGATGACAGATGCTTTTATTGAAGAGGGCAGTATGGTTGGAGGAAAGCGAAAAAAGGAGATGATTAAGTATTTGCCAAAACAAATCGCATCAAAAATAATGAATTTGCAAGACCTGATAGAAGAGTGTGATTTGAATTAAAAGAACTGATATGAAAAGATTTGATCCAATTGCCCGGCCATATAGCAAGGCAATGATAACAGATAATGTGGGCAATTATGTTTTGTATTCTGATTATGAAGAATTAGAATCTGAATTAAAAGAGATTCATGATGTCCTTGATAAAATTCTTAACAATTGGACAGGATTCGATGTCAAGGGAACTATTGAAGAACTAAAAGAGCTCATAGAAAAATGAAAAGACCAAATATAAGTGACGTAAAATACAAACTTTCAAATGATTTTGAATGTATTAGATTTAATCCATCAGGGTATATTTCAGATATAGATAAACATATAGACCAGATCGAGGCTGAAAATAAAACACTGACTAAAGCTCTTGAAACAATTGTAGCTGTATCCGATGACGCAAGATTACCACTTGTAAAAGCGATAAATCAAATTTCAAATAAAGCACTGAAGGGGTTATGAAAACATTAACACTTATTCTATTACTGACAGCCACCTCTTTTAATTCAATAGCTCAGTACAAACCATACAACGCTAAAAAACAGCGTGATATAGGAATGGTCCTAACTGGCGATGGTATCATATTCACAAGCATAGGCGTGTTAGTGCTTGGAAAATGGGTGAGTAATATTATCCAGGAAGATGCCACCGGGCATGTGGATGTCATGAATCAAAAGGAGTTTTTTATTGGCGCCGGAATGACGTTGGTCGGAATAACATTCGAGATAATAGGCGTCCCAATGTGGATCCAAGGCAGAACTCAATTAAGAATATCCGGGAATCAAGTAGGAATAAGTATCAATTTAAACAAGAAACGATCTTAAATTAAACTAATTATGGCAGTAACAATTTTAGAGGCTTTACAAAATGCAGACTACAACCTTCAACAGAATGGAGGAATTGGGGCAATGATTGCAAAAGAACAGGTTCATAATGCAGTAGTGCTAATTGAAAAGGGGTATGATCTAAATGAAGAGATTGAGCCTTTGCTTGATACACATGGAGAAGTTGAGAATGTGCCTGAAAACTAAATAAATCATGAATTACAAAGGCAAATTATACGGAAGGGCTGGGGGTGAATATTTCGATACTGGCAAAACTTCAGAGGATTGGGATGAATTGGAAGCCAATAATAAATATTTGAATCAGGCGCTTAAAGACAGGAGAGGAATTTGCGATAAACTGGAAGCAGACAAGAAAGAATTGCTATATGATTTTTATAAATGGTATAAGAAAGAATACACGGAATATTCAGCGGATATCAGTATTATAGAAAAATATTTAAAAAGCATTAATAAGAAACGAGGATAGTAATTATGAAAGACAAAAATGAATTAACAGAAAGCTTAAAAGTTCTTGAAACAGAACTTTACGATACAAGCGTTGATCTGCATGGAATTAGCAATAAAATAAATTCTGCAAACGCTTATCAGGACGAATTATTACAACGACTTGAATCAAATAGAAATAAAATTACCGAACTAAACAAAGAATATTTCATAAAAACAGGCATTATTTCAATTACAAGCCATCGCTATTAGGGCTAAGGAATTGCAACCTATTGAAAAATTCAAAACATTTAAGCAGATTTCAAAGAAGATTCCAATCAATAAGAATTAAAACTCCACGATAATTAAATGATAGCTAAAAGCAATTTTCTAAGAGGTGATTATGATAACCTTGCTGTAGAATTAGATATATTCATTGCTGACCTACAAAAGGAAGAGGATTTTAAATTGAAATACATAAGCAATGGATGGCAAAAACCTCATAAGCAATTAATACCATTCATCCGGTCAAAAATTAATTTCAATCTCCGCAGGAATAGAATAAGGGAAAAGAAGCAGATATTTCTAAAAGTAGCGTAATGAAATACAGAGCAACGCGCAAGACAACAAAGCAAAAAGCAATGGATGAAGAATTAAACCAAGGGATGAATGATGATGATATTATTTTTGACATACAAATGAAAGCAACATATACAATGAAAGGCGAAGACGAATTAGGATAATAATATTACTAATGAAAAAAGCACTATTTACATTGGATATCATACTCATTATGTCACCATTTATATGCTTTGCAGCATGGGCAGAAATGCAAACCAGACATTTTAATGAGACGGTGAAAATCGAAATGAAAATTATTGAGGCCAGAAGTGACTATACGCAAATGTTACTTAAAGATCTAAGGGAGGGCATGAGCGAACTAGATAGTATAAATAAAAGAATTCAATCAATTAAATGATATGATTTTTTATAATTACCACAAAGGCATCTGTGATGACATAGATAGGATTATTGAAGAACTTAATCTTCTTGCATTGAAAGGAGAATCTGAATTAAAATCTATCAAAAATGGTTGGCTAAAGCCAGTACAGCAATTAGCCCATCTCAATTCAAGATCAAAAATAAATTGCCTGCCGAAAATTCGAGCAAGGGAGAAGAAGCAAATATTTCTAAAAACGGCCTAAATGAAAATAGTAAAACTAACAGCGATTGTTACAATGACTGAAGATCATTATGACAAGGGAATGAAAGATCTAAAAAACGAAATTCTTTCTGGCAAATTTCAAAGGGAAATGGTTGATCAGGAAAAGGGGAAAATATTAAAAGTGAAAGCAACTTTTGAAGATTTATGAAATACTATTATTTGTTTGTTCTGATATTCGGCATAGCCCCCTCCACACACAATAGGAGTGAATCAGAATTAAACAAAGAACAGAAGCAAATTGAAAGCTTAATCATAAATGCCCAGGGCGAAGAAAAGGGAGTGACAAATAAGGACGATGGATTGATGGCCAATACCCCTTACTACATTGGTTCGATTTATGATCAGGTTACGCCAATTATCGAAAGCGATCAGTTTGTAATGCCTGTTCTTAAATTTGGAATCCCGGGGAAGGAGCCGGAATATGCGGACGACAACGAAAGCCTTAGATTAGGATTATATACATTGGGAAATCGAAAGGCTGTTATTCCTAAAGGGCGTCATGCCCTAAGCTCTATCCGGTTACAGAATAAATTGGCAAAGGATGGGAAGAAAAACGAGCTACAAAAACAAGATATGATTTAAAAGCCGCCGCATAAGTGGCGGCTTATTTTAAAGTAGATGGTAAATGGTAAATTATAAAATACAAACAAAATCTGGGCAATGCGGAATACATAACCTTGCTAATATCATGCGTAACAGGTCTATAATTGATACTTATGGAGATAAGGAAGCTTATGCGCCAACCGGAACCCATGAGGCGAATAAAATACTAAAATTAGAAGGATATAAATGGTCTATCGAGCCACTCATAATGCCAGCGTCATGGAGGCTAAAAATTCCATTCGGATATTTTAAGCAAGTATTAAATCACCTTATAACCGCGAATCCTGACATATCAAATCATTTCATGAGTTTTATATTATTCGTGCATAACGGGGACGGATTAGAATTTGGACTTCACGCTATTTCCCTTATTTCACATAAAGGAAGATTTGCGATATCAGATCCTCTAAATGCTTCATTTGAAATAATTGATAACCTGGATTCGATTCGTGATAAATATAAATACGTCAATGCTGTAAGCTCATTCATGAATAGAGATGGTGAGTTTGTGAGTTTTACACATGAATTTTATGGGCATACAGAATTATTTAACTGATATATAAAAAGAGTAAACGATTAACTAAAATGAAACACATACTACTATCACTACTTCTATTTATTTTCTGTTCCTTCAGCGAAGTCCAGGCCCAGGACCACAGATACAAAACATTCAGACCTGCCAAGGTTCAGAAAGTCAAACTAAAGAAATCAAAGCTCCCGAAGAAATACCGTTACAACGAATTAACAAAGCGCCAAAAGCGACACAAATCAAACAAAAACATTCAATCATGTGCGGAAATTCCAACCGCATTCGCAAAGATCAGAAAAAAGGATAAACGAAAAGTAATGAAATCATTTTAAACTAGAAATTATGCAAAAAACACAAAAGAAACCAGTAGTAGTTGAGTTTATTCAATTGACAGAAAATAACATCTCTGAAGTTTACGAAGAGGTTTTTAGTAAACCAATATTGAATTGCAAAATGGCAGAAAATCGGTGGGATGAGTACGAGGAAATTGTAAGGTTAAGAGGGATGCAATTAAAGACACCAGAAAGCGGTGAAGGCACACAGATTGCAAGCATAGGTGATTATATTGTATTTGGAGAGTCAAAAGAACTTGGAAGGCATTGTTGGCCGGTTAAGCCTGATTATTTTGAAAATGCTTATGACATAGTTAAAGAATGACTCACAAAAAGAAAACAGAGGACACAGCTCTTGCATGTGCGCAACTCCATGGAATAGGCAAGACAACCCCTGACGCAGAAGTAAGAATAAACCGGGTTTGCACTCAATACGGAGTGAAACCGAAGTTCATTAAAAAATTACTAACTTTGACGTAGATAAATTATGAGTGAATTAAAAAACTTTGAATTAGGGAAATCTTACATTCATTCATCAGGACAGAGAATGAAAATAGTTGGAATGGCAGAAACAGTTATTCATGGAAATGCCCTAATAGGCGAAGATGAGCGAGGCACATTGACGCCAATACAAATTGACTGCGATGAATTTCCAGAGGCAACAATAGGATGGAGAGAGGCAAGTGAAAAGTTAAAAAAAGTACATATATCTGACGTTGGGATTCCGTTTGTTGGCCTATCTGAAGATATAGCAAAAAAATATACAGAGGATAAACTGAAAGTCGTCAATACATTATTGAGCGATGATTATAAAACAGGGTATAAAGAAGGCATTGAACACTTTATTAAAGATAAATTTCAGTGAAAAGCATTAAAGTAAAACCAGGCGAATCATTTGAATTGATCATTACTGATGATAAAGGTAATGAAATGATGAAACATTGCTATGAGTTTGATCCTGATTCAAAAATAACGATTCAAAGAGGAAAAGGAATATTTGAGGTTAAAATGGATTTAATGCCTGATATTAATTATCATGGCTTATTCAGGAGATCGGAATTATGAGCTTAAGTTGTTTACATAAAATGCCCAAATCAAACAATACGAGCTAAAATGTATGAATCTGGGATTGAATGTAGTTTATCTATTAAGAAATAATTGTATAATATCAAGTGACAGGCTGGTGAAAAGCAGCGTTTGACCTTGAGGCATTGTATTAATCTAAGAAATGACAATGAATAAGTTAGCATATATCCTCCAGGAGATCAATGTAAGTGCATTTGCCCGGTCAATAGGAATGAATGAAAGCCTATTAAGGAAATACACAAATGGTATTGCCACACCATCCGAGAAGCAGTTAAAAAGGATTGAATCAGCTATTCGGGAACTAGGCAAAAGATTAAAGATAGTAAAATTGTATAATATCAAGTGACAGGCTGGTGAAAAGCAGCGTTTGACCTTGAGGCATTGTATTAATCTAAGAAATGGGAAAAATAAAATCAGAGGATATCGTCACTAATCAAGTTATAAGGAATCTTAAGATATACTCACACGAATTAAGCAAATTAACTTTAAGACTTGAGGAGTTTGCTGAAAAGACCGGAATATCAATCGAAGAAGCATATCAAGAAATCAACAAAAAATTGATCTTAGAAAATACAGAGGCAAACCAGAAAAAAAAGAACAAGTAAGGAGAATGATTTCAATGTCACAAATGAAAGCCTTTTCATTAGCTAGTCAGATGATGACAGTTGAAAGTCAGCCAATATAAACAAGATCATTTGAATTAGGACCAACCATAGTATCAGATTAAAAAGAAATCTAAAGATGGAAGAAAAGAAAAATACAAAATAATGAAAGTATTTCTGTTTCATAGTAGGATATACGAAATAAAGAGTTATATTTGTGTATGTCAAAAGCAATAATAGCATTAAGATTCACATCAACTAGAAACGAAGCCGGATTTACTAGCGAAGATCAAGTTAATAAAGTTCAATTTAACGGCATTTGTGCTTATGATATTACTTCAGAAGTCGAAAGAATGATTGATGAAGATTACACGTTAGAGGATGCTATTGAAATCTGCGCCTTAAAGCAAGTTAAGTTTGACAACTGGCACGCGAGCAACACAAAAGGGAACTACGTAGCATTTAATTCTGAATTTGTTTCTCACGAAAGAGATAATCAGGATTTTTTAGGAAACAGAGCAGTAATAGTAAAACTTAATGATTATATCGGATTTGGTCAAATAGATATGGGGTCAGCTAATTATAAGTGTTTACCATTTGAATTAGTATCGTAATGAGTAGAATTATATACACATATAATATCACCTATATTGACGCGGGAGTGGTTCAGTTAAAAAACCTAATTGAGCATTTAGATTACATTACGTTCATTAAGCCGATGACCGGCATAATTGAAACAATAAAGGGGCAAAATAAAAATAAGCATACAAAGGAATCTTTGGACATTAAGTCAGTTCTTAGAAATGCGTTTGGAGAGAATTGGTTCACAAACAAAAGTCCGCTATTCGATGCGATACAAACCGCGAAATTGGAATTGCTACCACAGCAGGGCGGCACACATAATGTTTTTATAAAAAAAATCGTATAATGTTCTGGATACTAAACAAAAAGACACAGGAGCCAGGCAATGCCAGCAGCGTAGTTGCGCTATCTAACGAAACAGGAGTAAAGGAAAATTCTCTGTATGAACATTTTGGGAGAAAGAAGCTGATAGAATTCAATGACGATAATTTCAGAATTTGCAAAACCGAAGTATTAAAATCAAAAAGGAAATGAAAAAGAAAATGAAAAAGGGTTTCTTTTCTAAATCAAATGAAGAAAAAAACGAAGATGGAAACATTGAAATAAATGACGAGCTATTCAAAAAGTACCAAGAAAAGAATTTTCAAACCATCAACAGCATAAAAGAGGTAGGAATTCCAAAGCCGGGCGAACAGTTACGATTAATTACAATGAAGTCATTCAATACAATTGCATTCATTGAATTGATAGCTAAATCAGAAATAATTGAAAGTATGATCTTAGTCATATTTGCAATAAACAAAGAAGCCGCAAAAGTGATTGTAGAATTGAAAAATGAGGGCAAGATAAAAAATATTGATTTAATTGTTTCATCAATCAGGAACGCAGGGCACAAAATCAAATCCAAGGCAGTTGAGTATTTGAAGCAAAACAATATTCCTATTACATTTGTAAACAGTCATGCAAAGATAAGTGCATTGAAAACTAAATCAAATGCCTATGTAATTGAGGGGTCGGGTAATTTTTCATATAATGGAAGAATTGAGCAATACATAATTGATAATGATCAAAAGCTATTTGATTGGACATCAAAATGGATATCAGAAATGAAAGAATTAATGGAGGATAAACGAGACTTTATACAGATATGCCAGGAGGAAAAGGAAATATAAAACCAGAGGACGGTAAGCAATTTAGTTCCGAATATCAACCAGAAGAGAAATGGACTGAAAAGAAAGCGGCAGACCTTGGAAAAGAGCTGATATCATGGATGAACTCGAAAGACCAGCATATCTTTTTTGAAGAATTTTTAATTTTAGAAAATGATTATTATTCAGAATTGATATCATATTTGTGTAACAAATTTACGTCGTTTTCAAAACTAATAGACAGGGCAAAAAAAATACAAGAAATAAAACTGTATAAGTTCGGCGTTGGTGACGAATTAAACGCGGCAATGACAAAGTTTGTTCTGATCAACGAGCATAATAAAATAGGCGACAACAGCAAGGTGCAACACTCCGGAGATATCAACGACAACAAGCAAATAAACCTCACAATAAACAGCGCCAAAGGCAAAAAGGAAATCGATTTAGGCAAATACAAGGACGATGAAACTAAAAGCACATCATGACTGGATTTGTAATATCAGTTATCATATGCATTATTTGTCTTTACATAGTCAAATTAGGAATTGAAAGACCGGATAAAGTTTAACTATTCAAAGATTAGGCAAAGAAATAATGAGGTTTATACTAAAAAACTATAACTAATCAAAGATCATGAAACAAGTAAAACGCAAAGTAAAAATTATAGAGGGAGTAGTAGCTGATTATAATGGTAAATATTGGGGGAAACAACATGGAGATGCGCAATATACCTGTAATGACTTTGGAGATTTAGATAATGCAGACATTAGCAATCCAGAATTTTGCACAAAACCAACAGACAAAACTTATGATCCTACAAATACAAATGGACGTAACCCGGATTATGATCAATTATCAAAAGCAAGACTAATTAAAGTTAGAAAAACAATAACGACCGAGATTGAAATAATAGAATAAATAATCATGAAAGACGAAAAGTACATTTTAACGCGAGATGTCATTATCCCGGCCGGTACTGAGTTTGACAACTATTCCAACGAGGCAAAAGAAGCATTATTTTGAGGCAATTATTGGGTTACATCGCGGCTACACGGAATTCATCCGGATAACCGATATGGATGACTTATTGAATTATTACTGTTATGACGGAGAAGATGATGAACCACTATTCAAAGAAATTGAATCATGAGAGATAAGGGATTAAGGGATATGTCAATAGTAAAAGACAGGGAAAGTATATTCAATCTTGACGAAATCATTTCTTTATACTCAAGAACTCCTACAGACGGAAAGATTGACGGGCAATTTTATGAAGGATGTGATAGGCTGGAAATAATATTATGTCTTGCGAACGAAATCAGAAAGTTAAAATATGAGTTGAAACAAATTAAAATGACTGAATCATAAATAAAGAACAATACGAAAAAGAGATAAATCAAGCAAAATATAGAAGACAAAAAACATCAAGCAGAAAATGAGCAAAAACAAGCTATTAAAATCATGAAAAAGAAAGAACTTAGACAGGAACTACACGAGGCCATTGAAAAGGTATTCTTTTTCAATGAAAACAGTAAAGAATCACGGGAAAAACGACAGCTTTATAAAGAAAAGATCGAAGCATTAAAAGTAATTCTGAATAGTTATGATAAAAAGAAGCGAAAGAGATGGCGCGCTAGATTAGACATCCAAAACAATACAACTTTAGCCATTAAAAAGGTTTTTGATCAACCAACGGAAACATTAAATATAGATAGGATGTTCACACTTCAAACTAAGCATCAAGTGTGTATAGAATTAGCATCTACATCACAATATGAATTTTATAAATTATTCGATCAATATGAAAAATTAAAAATGTACATGAATGAGAAAAAGGTAGGTTCAATGTTAAATGAAGCGGTAGTAAGCGCGTCTAAATATAATTTGGATTTGAATGATGTTATAAATAGCACAATTCAAATGGTAAAAATATTCAGGTAAAAGTTAATCATGACAGGATTTATAATATCAATAATCATCTGCATAATTTGTATTTATGTGGCTAAATTGGGAATCGAAAGAAAAATCATTAGCAACCCCTTTATAGTAGTTCGTAAATCTTATAAAGCCGCATTGGATATGAATCAGGCAATGGAAGAGGTTAATTGCTTAGCGGTTGACCCAAACATTATTTACGAAGAAACATTGTTCGGGAGGTATGTGATTGGGTATGAAAATGAAGATTGTAGAAATGCGGCAAATGATCAATATTCCGATACAGAATATGAAACAGGCTGGATTGGCAGGGTTCCAGTAGGTTCAATACAGGAAGTATTCATATCAAAAGATATTAATTTAGAAATGACTGAACAAGGTAAAAAAGACAAGGAATTTATACAATCAGTTTATGACTCAGGATTAGGCCCTGGCTATTTCTTTGGTGATTGCGAGTGCCTTCATTATATCAACTCAGAACCAAACGACCCCAACGTTTTAGAATGTAAAGATAAAATGCTGAACGAATGACAATCAATGAATTAATAAAGTCCGGGAATAGAGCCGAAATAGAGAAGGTTCTTAAGCAAATTGATGAAATAAAGCAAAAAGATTTAGACGGCAAATTATTTGTAATCAAAGCGTTTTTAATATGTAAGGCGATTGCTATCTGTGCGATTGCTGTCATTCTAATAAAATATGTAAGTTAATTGAATCCAGATAAATTCAAGCCAGGACGCATATTTGAAGAGATGTGTGAAATATACGAGGATAACTACTCACCTGAAAATGAGAAGGTTTTAACTATATGCAATGAGGGCGGATCTCGTGCGCAAAAAACCTGGGATGTATTCCATTTGATGTACATATTTTGTAATCACAATAAAGACAAAAACAATGATATATACTGTTTAAGAGACACGTTAACCAATTGCAGAGACTACACATTCAAAGATTTCAAAGATTGCATGAATGTAATTGAGGTTAATCTTGAGTACAGATCAGAAGGTCAGAAACCATACACGAACATTTTTGGTAATAACCTATTTTTTCGAGGGCTTGACGATGAGTCAAATATGGAGGGATTCCCATCGGATATTATATTTGTAAACGAAACTCTTGAAGTCGCTAAAAAAGAACGGCTTGCCGGTATAATAATGAGGTGCCGCAAATTGGTTATTTTTGATTGGAATCCTAAATTTACAACTCACTGGGCTTTTGATTTAGAAGGCCGTCCAAATGTTTTCTTTACTCATTCGACCTATAAGGATAATCCGCATTTACAAAAGTCAATTATAGGCGAAATAGAAAGTTATTGCCCCTGGCACTTTGACGACTTTCATTTGGATGAAGATGACCGACGGCCACATCCGGAAAATATAAAGAACGGCACCGCGGATAAGTATAGATGGAAAGTATACGGAGAGGGAATTAGGGCCGCTCCGGAAGGGCTTATATTTCAATACGTTAAGTACATTGATGAGTGGCCAGCGGACGTTGCTTACATAAATTCTATAGATTTTGGGTTCGTAATTGACCCCCTTGCAATGGGCAGGGTAGGAGAGACGAGAACAGATATTTATGCTGAATTGCTTTGCTATGAGCCAATAGAACGCCCCGAAGATATAGATTCATATGCTGACAAGATAGGAATGAATAAAAGACTACCTACTATTGCGGATAGTTCAGATAAATACACAGGAGAAAATAAAGGCACCGTAGAAATGGTAAAGGGGCTTCGACTACTAGGGTGGTCGATTAATAAAATACATAAAACAAAGTCAGTTATGTATTGGCTTTTAGACATGAAGGGCAAGACGATTAATATAATAATTAATCACCTTGTTCATCACGCGAGGAAAGAACAAGAAAATTATAAAATGAAAGTCATTAACGGAATTGCCATCAATCAACCTGAAGATAAGTTTAATCATTTTTGGGACATGGTAAGATATGGGCATATGGCATTAAACCAACCAAAGGGAATCAGATCAAAACAGAGGTAATGATATCAATTATGATACCCAGGAATGGCAGGCTATTTTATTTGAATATCTATTTACCAAAGTTTGCAAACGAAAAGATTATATAAAAAAGTAAGCTTTATTAAGTAATAAAGAGTAACTTTGATTATGGAAAAGCAGAAAGTAAGGACTCCAATAAGCCGAAAGCTAAATAAAAGAAGGAGGCGAGAAGTTGGTGAGAAAATGCGACAAGCGATGCAAACAAGGCCAGATTGGCATAGTGGTAATTATTCCGGACATAGCATTAAACAGTTTCTAAAAGCACTTTTTAAATGATAGCAATCAACCAAAAGACTAACAAAGTATTTGAAGGTAGCAAAGCATTCATTGCCCGGACTATTGGGGTCAATGAAAAAACTTTGTGGTCCTGGGAAAATGAGAAGCTTAGAAAAACAGAGCTTTATAATAATTACTTAGTGATCTTCAGTGACGTAATTAGAGAGAAGCAGGAGAAAGGATTTAGGCTATCAAAGAATAAAATCAATATTTGCCGGTTTGAATTTATAAAAGTAAACCAAAAAGAAAGTGAAGAAGAAAATATGAGTCATAACGATGAGGTGTACAATATGCCGGAATAATTAATAGTATTGTTGAATTTAGAAAGTAAGAATATTAATAGTAAAAAGTTTAGGTGAATAATCACGAGTATTTACATATTATTCAAAAGATAGAATTGGCGCGTGATGTAGCTCAAATAAGATTACAGGCAGATGTGTCGGCACCTAAATTCATGACTACAAAACCATGCCCTACGGTGATTAGTTGTATTAATGTTGACAAAGTATGTTTTGTCTTGGAATATAAAAATACGTTAGGAATTGCTTCATTTATTGTCAATATGCTATGTAATCCAGGTGTCTCAACAAAAGAGTGTGCTGATTATTTAATCAAAGAATAAAATTAATATATGTAGGTTTGATTTAAAAGGGGAAATAAGATGAAAGAAGCTATACCATTAGAAATATTTTATAATAAAGAGTATTAAAGATAATATTAGGGGTTTCGCCTATCCCAATGTTCCCTATTATAGGATTAATCACAATAGCTACATGTCCAATAAAATGTATATTAACAGGGCAAGGGCAAATATATGTAATTTCAAAGCTACCAGACAAGATGCTTAATTATATTTTTTACAATCATCGGGGGACATCATTTGATATTGCATTTCCCAGAGAATGGCCAAGAAAATATGACAAAGGTATCACGTCGAACTATTAAAAATGTAATTAATGGAATTAGAATACATAAAAGCAAATGGAACTTACTACAGGCCTCAACCATCAGGCGTAAGAGATGAATCCAAATGCTTCGGCAATCACCATGTATGTTTGATTAAAAAATTATTCTTCGGTAGGTGGCAAATAGATTATTATGATCGGTTTACGGCCGGAAGTTTTACTTGTGGCGATGAAGATAAGACAACCTCAAGGAAAATAATTTATCCTTCAGGGATAGAGGAAATAAAATGGAACAAATAATCATGAAAAATAAACTAGCATTCCCAGTATCTGCATATACAGATCCAAAAGCAGGATACGGACAGGATAACGGACATCGCATGCAGTCAGGAATGACACTAAGAGAATACTATATAGGCCAAATACTTGTCAGTGCACATCAAGGCAGCTCATTAAATAATAAGGCTATTGCAAAAAAATGTGATATCTTTAGCTGATGAGATTATTAATCAATTATAAAAAGATGATTTGATTAAACTATAAATAAAGACTGAAAATGAATTACTATTTAGACACAGAATTTCACGAATACCAGCGTAAGCCATTGTCCTCAAAACCATTCCGAACCATTGAGTTAATCTCTATTGGAATTGTATCAGAAGATGATAGAGAGTATTATGCTATCTCAAAAGACTTTGATTTGAAAGCTGCTTGGAATAGTTATCAGATGGAGAAAAAGTGGGTTAAGCTAGATGAAAGCAATTCTACAACTGAAGACGTAAAAGAATATTGGTTACGAGAAAATGTATTAAATCCTATTTGGATAGAGTTACATAAAAAAGAACTTGGAGATAAATACAAGAGAGAACAACTAAATGTTGCTGGTGGACCCGATCCGTGTAAAGATTTCTTTTCATATAGAAGCCTAAAGCGACTTCTAAAAAAGTATGGTAAGTCCAATACTCAGATAGCTAAAGAGGTTATTGATTTTTGCTCAGGGTATAAGCATCCGGTAAATCATGGAATTCCAACAATGGTAAAAGATGATAATATTCAATTCTACGCCTACTATGCAGATTACGATTGGGTGGTCTTCTGTTGGTTATTTGGAAAGATGATTGATCTTCCAAAAGGGTTTCCTAAGTATTGCCGGGATTTAAAGCAGACCTCAGATGATGTGTACGATGAAAAGAAGAAATCTTATTATGAAAACTCCAAAGAGCAAGCAATCAAACACAGTGGTGTCTTTCTTGATGAATTGAGTGACCACCCAGACTACCCACAACAGTCCAATGAGCACAATGCTTTGGCTGATGCCAAGTGGAATAAAGAGTTGCATAAATGCATTGATCTGTTATAAAGCCATACAACAAAGCAAGCCCTTTTAATCGAGAGATTTTTTTATTTAATAATTAGGAATTAACAAATTATTTCTATATTTGCATAAATAAGAATGTAAAAGACTACATCTAATTTTTGTATTGTGAAAGTTGAGCAAGCATTTCATAAAGCGAGGGTTTAATAAGTCCGAAATACAAAAAGCAGCAACGCAAGAGGCTCAACTAAGCTATTTTACAGAATCACAACTACAAGAAGATAGATTAGATAATACATACTTACAAGAGTGGGCGGAACGGAAATATCAAACAAACGATTATTTTTTAAACTGGGTCAAATTAATTTTTAAAGCCGAAAACTCCTTAACATTTGCCCGATACCTTAGATTTCCACTTCCTTCAGCAAAATTAATACACAACAACATAGAGCCGCAACTAAGGCGTGTTTTCAATGCTGAGGATTCTGACTTTAAATATGATGTAATAGGAAAAGAATTATCAGACTTTAAAGATGATCTTCAAATAAAGAAATTCAACGAGGATATATTTAACCAAACTCTTTATCGCCATAATTCAATATTAATTGAGGATCTCGATCCTGTTATCCAGAATATGCCGAAGCGTTTTTTTGTTGATATTAAAGACGTTTTATCAATAATACCTTCTGAATCAGGAATTGAGAAAATAGCCTTTAAGGCATCAATATTCAGAGGCGAAAAATTAATAGACGGGTCTCTATTTATTGATAATAAAATATATGCATTCTTCGATGAGGATCATAATCTTGTAGGCGAAGAAATACCACATGATTTAGGGCGGACGCCTGCAAATTTTATTTCCCCAGGAAAGTTCAAGGGCAGCTCAATTGTGCGAGAATCAATATACACATATGTTCGCCCCGACCTAGAGGAATATGTATTCCTGAAAACAATACAGCGAATGACCGAGCCAAACGGGCCTATTCCTACAATATCTAGGATTGATACCGACGCCGACGCCGACGCCAGCGACGATAAAAAAGGATCGGAATTAGAGCCAAGCTCTGACTTTATGATGGGGTCGCAACAGGCTCAAGTGCATAGTCAAAACGAAGGAAAGGGGACTGGGGATCTTCAGCCAGGAACAATTCACCTAATAAACCCACAAGACATAAGAAATAACGACGGGCTTATTAATATGGATGTAGTGACCAATTGGATTGCTTTTCACCATATGCCAATTGAGCCGCTAGATTATCTTTCTACGCGGATTAAGGAAATTGAAAAGTCAATTAAATCAACGATAATAGGCGATGTTGTTGAGGGTGACGAAGAAAGCAAAAATAAATTCCAAATTGAAAAGTCACTATCGGTATTGAATAATGTACTTACATCACTTGCGGAATCATTTAACAGAATAAGAACAAAAAGCGACACTAATATGTTAGGGCTAAAATATGGCCCTGATAAAGTAAATGAAGTATTCATCCATTACGGAACAGACTTCTTCCTAGAAAGCCAGACGCAGCTTTTTGAAGACTTACAAAGTGCGCCAAATACTTTAGAGCGCAAAAATATCATAGTCAGAATAAATCAAAATCGACACAAGAATAATATAGATCAGTCATTTAGAAATAAAATACTATATGATTTAATCCCTTATTGCTCAGATAAGGATTTTGAGATAGCAAGAGATACCCAGTCTGTGACGGATGTAAATTTACCATATCAGCTTCAGTTTAATTATTGGATAGGCCTATTCGAGGAAAGACATGGTAATATTGTAATATTCTGGAAGGAATCGGATGGGACTAATGAGCAAAAATTAGAAGCGATAAATAAATTAATCATTTTAATTATAAAAGAAAATGTCACTTAAAATATACCACTTAAGGGTTAGAAAAGTTGAGTCAATCGGAAGTGACCATACTTCAAAGATAGGAGACAGGGTGATTAAGCTCACCGGGGAAGATTCATTTAATAAATTCATTGCATACCTTCCTGTTTCTGGCTACGTCAAAGATACGCCGCCTAAAATTGAAAAAGTCTTAGAAAGAAATCCAGGAGGAGAATGTACGGCATTGGGAGCTAAAGAGATAGTTTTAGCTCAAAAACGAGTCGATAAAATACTGGAGGAGCTGGCCCCTGGATATAAGAAAGAAATTCCGGATAAAAAATATGATGCCCTTGAGAAAAAATACGAAGCATTATTAGATAGAATTGATGCGAAGGATGGCACTAAGGATTCTGATAAAAAATCAGAAGATAGAAAATCATTAGAGGCAAAAGCAGCAGAATCAGGCATTAAGTTTGATGGTAGAACCACCGATGATAAATTGATTGAGAAGATAAAAGAAATCGATCCTGAATTTAAAAAATAATTATGGGCAATAATTATAACGTAAAAGCAAGAGAATCAGAAGCAAGGTCAGTAACAAATAGTGCTGATTTAACTAATTCACAACATAAAGGGTGCCATGTAATAATTGACGCAACTTCAATAACTGACACCCCTTCAGTGGTGCCGACAATTCAGGGCAGGGACACGGTAAGTGGAAAATACTATACTTTATTGACTGGGTCTGCCATAACAGGCATCGGAACGACTATATTAAAAGTTTATCCAGGACTAATCCCTGCCGCGAATTTAGTAGCAAATGATATTTTACCATCAAAATTTAGAATTTTAATGACCCATGCGGACGCAGATTCAATTACGTATTCAGTCGGGGTCAGTTTAGTATAATTAAACAGAATCATAAAAGACTATGGATTTTATTACAGAAGATTTTATTAAAGAAAACAAATTAACCGAAGGACAGGTTGAGGTAATTAACAAGGTTGGTGATGGATATATTGCCGACGTAAAAAAGGAAGCGGACACAAAAGCAAGTGAAGCGGCCAACGAAAATGCAGAAAAGATTTTACACGGGGCAACTAAAAAACTTGAAGAACTAACAGGAATTAAGCACGAAAACGGAACTAAAATATCTGACTACTTACTCTTAAGTACAGACGGCTATTTTAGCGGAACAAAGGCATCTTTAGAGAGGAAAGAAAAAGAGCTTGAAGAAAAGCTAAAAGCAGAACCCGGGGATCAAGCAATTAAGTTGGAATTGATCGAATCCAAAAACGAAGTTGATAGACTTAAAAAAGTAGAGGCAGATCATTCGGAACTAGTAAAGGGTGACTATAAAAATCTTTACGAAACTGCTAATAACGATTTAATTGAGACTAAAAAACAAGTAGCATTTGGAAATGTGAAGCCAAAATTCGCGGATAACATAAACGAATATGAAGCTAAAGCAAAATGGAATGATTTTGTAAGTGGCACGCTAAAAAAATATAAAATTCATCTCGGTGAAGATCGAAAGGCAATTGCAATCGATCGTGAGAATGAATATAAAACAGTTGAACTATCTCAATTGGTAAAAGAAAATGCAATAATTCAGGAATTAGTAAAAGGCAGACAGCAGACTGGGCCAGGCGTTAAACTAAAACTCCCAGTTAAAATTGATGGCCTTGATTTTGATGTTCCAGAAAATGCAAATGCACAAGAACGACAGAAAGCTATAAAAGACTATATCACAGGAGTTCTAAAAATTCAGCAATTTGATGTTAAATATTCTGAAAAATTCGCTGAATATAATAAGAAAATACTGGAAAAGATTCCAGCCTAAAAAAATGTATAATTTAAATAATGGCATTCTTAGATGTAACGGTCTTAAATGACTTTCAAGCAACTGAGGCGACGAATGAGAAATTTATAGCGAATTATGGCATGGTTGATCTCGCAAAAGATTCAACGGCCTTTGTAGATTACATTCCGCCTAGTGTGCAACAAAAATTAGCGACATCTTCAGCGTCGCAAAACGCTCAAATACCTGTACTAAAAGATCAACAGGTGACAGTAACCACAGTTCCGGGGTTCACAAATATTCCCGTCAACTTAGGTGAGACTGATAATTACTTCTTTACTGCGTTTGATATTTTCTCAGGATTCAGGCTATATCCTGCCGCCTTTGCAAACAATCAAATGGATGTGGAGTTTTACAGAAATAATATTATCAACAATGTACTTCAGGCAATGGCTGTGCAGAAAGATAATACTATTGAAGCTGTTTTAGAGCAGCAAAAAACACAAGTACTGAATTTTGCCACTCAAGTCTCTCAAGGCGAAGGAACCTTTGTGTTTGATGGCGGCACCGATACGCTAAACATTAACAAATCAGCTCAGAAAGATACAATGTTTACTTATCTGAAAGAGCTAATGATAGCAAATCAATTACCTGGTGAATATCGTATAGTTGTTTCTCCAGGCGGTCTTCTTGTTTCCGAAGTAGAGGCATTGAAAAATAGAGATGCTCAAGCGGTACAAACTTTATGGTCACAAACCGCTTTGCCTTTCGATAGAAGGTATGTAACTAATCAGATTAGCCCTGCTTCTGATAATTTCAAAGGATTTTTGATTAGAGATGGCGGAATTGGTACATTTTCTAATTTCCCTTGGGACTTCAGGGACGGGACAATGTTTGCTGGCAAAGAATGGAGCATCACGGATACAGAAATGCCTTTTATAAAGAGTAGGTTAAATGTATACGTGAATAAAGAAGCTACAGAAGCAACTTCTATAATTAGTCCTAAGACTGATTCAAACTTGACAATGACACATTTTGAAGAAATGGCAATGTGGGATAGGTTCTACGTTGTGTTTAGATTCAATAGTGATTTGTCAACACGCCAAAATGATATTGTGAAAATTGCCGGTTTAGTTAGTTAATTAAAAAAAGAGATGAGTTTAAAATATGATGTTTCAGGTGTCGGTGGGGATTCTGCCGCATTTGAGCCAAGAGGAAAAATAGTAGAAACAATAACCGCCAATAAAACTTATGACATTGGCGATTCAGGTAAATCATTTGCAATTGCTACAGACGCTATTGTTCAGACGTTACCGCTGATTTCTACTCAAAATTTAGGGATGGGATTTGAGTTTATAAACACCGGTGCGGATGGTAATAATTTAATTACCTTAGCCCCGAATGCATTAGATTCATTTAACGGTACTATTGCGAATGCTGCCGCAGATTCTGTGGCTGGTGGCGCTATAGATAAAGATTTTGTAAACACAAAAGCAACATCAAATAAAGGCGATAGGGTGAAGGTACGTGCAGTAGCATTGACTGAATGGTATATTGTCGGTGGCGTTGGAATCTGGGCATCTCAAGCATAGTCAATGTCTATCCTAACGTTTGCAGAAGACTTTACTAATACAATTGATTTAGATAGTCAATTGGTTGGAACCCCTGAATCCGGTTTATACTGGAATCGGGGTGTTCATCCTATTTTAACTGTAAATAATTTACTTTCATTTCTACCTATCATATCGTTTACATTTCCTGATTGGGTAACAGGAACAACATATAGCGAATTCGATACATCAAGAAGTAAAAGTGATATTATTACACATAATAGTATTATTTATCAGTCTTTGCAAGATGATAACGAAGGCAATCAACCGGATTCAACACCTCTGTTTTGGCTGCCTACTAATCTTGAGTCTTTACGAATAAAGTCTTTTATCTGGACGGTAGAAGATAATTTCAGATCTGCATTAACTTTAGATAGAATGCTCATCGAGAATCAATTTATATATAATGTTGGCGAACAAGTGCGAACATTATCAGGCGATTTCTCAGCGTGGGCATTCGAGCCAAAAGGATCAGATTATGTAAGAATCAGGATAAATCAAATTGCACTGCAAGCAAATACAGATATTCAACAAGATTTGTTTGTAATCAACCAAGGACGATTGATTACAACACTTACTTTAAATCCAGACAATGGAGTGTTGAATTTCGAGGATATTGGATATGTCATTTCAGGGAAAGGCAGGTTTATCTTTGCCATTAATAGCCAGGAAGTATTAAGTGATAATGCATTTAATGATCCGTTCAAATATGATGGGTTTGTGTGTTATCCATTATCTGGCATCGGGACAGTCCCTGAAGGTGCGGAATATTCTGAATCATCTGCAGGAAATGGGATGAACTTTAATATCTCTGCTTATTTAGATTCCGATTTATATCTGACTAATAATCTGATTGATTTTGCAAAGTATTTACGCGTCCAAATGGAATTGGATTTCGCAAAAACAATCATTCATAATGCGAATATCAGATCGAACAGAGATGAGAGAATAATTGCCGGCAGTCAATTTACGCAGCAATTATTATCAACTGAGGTATTAAACTTGGACTTAAATACAATTGCCGCAAAATACACGAGGGAAATGAAAATTGCGGCCACGTCCGTCAATAGGACTTTCGACAAATTTCTGATGAAGAAAAATACTTTCAGAGTAAGGCGTACAACAGTATGATTACAGGCGTAGACATACCAATCTCTTTAATCAGAGATAACTTTGTTCAAAATCTATGGAACGATGTTTCTAATCAGATTTATTACAGTCGCGCATTTAGAAATGTTCGGCAAATTGACGGGTCGTTGCGTGTAATTCCTGAGATATTTGCTGAAAATAAAGAATACAAAGAGGTATTATTCGATGACAAACGAAATGTCTTAGTATTTTTCGATGTAGATAATGAACGGTCAAATATTTTAGACAAACCGGAAACGAATTTGAATATAATATTTTCTGTAAATCTGGACGCTATTCATCCTGGTGACGATTTCAGGCAAGAGGATAATGTTCATGCTGATGTATTGCAAGTTTTAAGGGATACAAGCAATGTAAGTATTGATAAAACTAATGCAAATTTAAAGAGTGGGATTGATGCGTATGAAGATTTCTATAGAGAAAATATTACAGCTTTCAATATGCAATCATTTCACACTTTCAAAATTGAGTTAAGTGTAAAATACATTTACGATTGCAATAACGGCCAGAATAATCCTGTTACATCAAATCCATATCCGGAACCAGTAATTAAAAATTAAATTTAAAAAAAATGACAACATTTTCATGTGCGGTAAACCGCTTAAATATAGGAGAAAGTACATGCACAAAAGGAGTGCTTGAAAATCCTAATCAAATGATGATTGCTGATGAAAACTTTACTTTCACTTCAGCACAAGCAAATGATGTGTCTTTTTGGACAACTGCCATAAAAGATAAATCAGTAGTTCTGTTCCCGAAAATATTCAACTTTGAAGCAGCGCCAACTGAGGCAGCTTATGAAGAAACGTCTTTCGGAAGCAGGAAAGCAAGCCAGGGTAAATATGGATTCAGGTTGACGTATGCTAAAAACATAGAAGTGTACAAAAATCTTGTTTCATTCGACGGGTCATTGGATAGAATAATTTTATTTGATGATCAAGGAAAATTAATGAGCACATTGATAGGGGGTGTACAGCCTGATCCGGTAGATAATACTTACGGAGGATTGACGCCTCAAATGTTTTCAGTTGAAAATCAAACTATTGCAGATGGGGAAACTACAAAAAGCCCTATTTTCATCAAGTTTGAAGACCCCGTAGAATGGAATAGTAATGGATTTATTTTCATTCAAACATTTCTTTCTCAGGTGAAATCATTAAGTACTGCTACTTTGCTAGAGATAGGCGCGTCAATAGCCACTTTAATTACCGTTACGGTGACTAATAATAATGACGGATCGCCCCGAAGAGGATTAGTAAAAGATGACTTCTCATACACCGGCGGAACAATCACCGGATTAACAGAACTTCCAGCCGGTCAATATGCATTAGCAGGAACAGGGCTGACAACTGGTGACCTTGATTTAGTTACCCCGACCAGCTCGACTCAATTCGTAGAAAGTGCAGGTTCAATTGCAATTACAATAGCATAATGAGAATAAACTGCAAAAAAGGAATGTCATTTGAAGATTTCAAAAAGACATTTCCGGGATTGTTTAAAGGTTACAATCCCGTCGCAAAGGAAAAGGCTTATGTAAGAGAATTCGAAAAAGCAACTGGACAGAAGCACGATGGGGAAATTAAGGGAACTTCAAAAAAAGTCAAGGCAGTTGGCAAAGAATTGGTCGAAGATAAGAAGCCAGGCGCTTGAGAAGACAAAGGAAATTGCCTTAGATGTTATTACAGATGATCAATTATTCGCAAAGGGCATTGATGGCGACGGCGGTAAATTACCGCTGCCGTATGCTCCCTTTACAATTGACATTAAAAAAACATTAGGTCAGCCAATTGATAGAATTACTCTAAAAAATACAGGGGCATTTCATGATGGATTTTTTGACAATGTTTCAGGTGATAATATAATTACCGGATCATCAGACAGCAAATCAGCACAATTGCATAAAGATTGGGGTCAAAGTATTAGCTCAATGACAAAAGCTAATACTGAAAAGTATGCTCGTGAAAATGTTCTGCCAATACTTCAAGATTCAACTAAAAAAGCTTTAGGACTATGATTGATTTATTAAAAGAATTAGACGGATTCCGTAAAGGTAAAAACTTTAAACGGTTTGGGTTTTCTGTTGGAGGCGAAAACAATAGCTGGATAAAAAATATTGAAAAGCTTTCGCAGTCTACTGATAATCATACTCATGAATGCGCCTCATTATTGGCTAATATTGGATATAAATATGCGATAAGTAAGGGTATGGATAATGATAGCATCAAAGACTTAAGATTACATCTTGATGACAAAATATTACAAAACGTGTGACACTTTGCCGCTGAAAAACTTTTTCAAGGTCATGGAAATGAGTGATTATAAATATTTAATCATTACAGATGACTATGAAGGAATTGAGTGTAAAAAGGACTTAAGCGAATTGTGGGAATCTATTTTACATGAATATTCAGAGATTGAAGGCAGTGGCAAAATATTAGAAAAGTTCGACGCGTTTAAGGAAATCCACCAATTGGCGGCGACTTTTGATATAATAAATGCAATGATTTATTCTTTGCATTATCGATATAATAAACAATATATTGATGATTTGGCAATGTTTGGGTATAAAATTGAGATAATCGATAATTGCATTACAGAGAAATCTTTACAAACATGCTCACAAATGGCGCGGGCAATACTAAATGACATTGACGAAGTAAAAAGAAAAATCAACCCTGATGAGTGTTTAAAATGCAACGGAACAGGAATTTATGAAAATCAAAAATGTACCGAATGTGATGGAATCGGATCTGTCAATCAAAAGCCCATAAAAAATCTATTTTATAAAGCAATTGCATGGCTAATAAAGGGCTATGGCAATTTAGAGGATAATATCACTGTTGCGAAGTATGTCGCATTGAAAAACCATTTAAACAAGATAATCAAAGCTGAAAATGGGCGAAATAAAAGGAACTGATATATTTGAAGCGTCCGCGATAAAGGCACCTTTAGAATTTGCAAAAAACATGGATGTGGCATTGGATAAGGTTGAGAAATTCATTGATCTGATGAAGCAATCTGAGGGCGCAATTGGATTAGCAAAATCTACAAAAAAAGTAAGAGAAGAAAACTCAAAACTTTTAAAATCTCAACAGGAATTACAAAAACTAGAGCAGCAAATTTTAGCAGTAAGAGGTAAATTAATTGCAAGCAGATCAGATGAGGCAAAACAATTAGCCGAGCTAAAAGTCCAAAATACTGAACGCAATAAAAAATTAAAGGAAGAGGCTAGAGAAACGAGGGGCCTTATGGGCGCGTTCGATAGATTAAGAAAAAGCAGAGATAAGGCAGCAATAACATTAAAAAATCTTATAGCATCTGAAAAGGCATCAACAGCAGAAATCAATAAGGCACAAAGGGCATTTGATAAGCTAGAGGCAAAAACGCAAAAAGCAAACAAAGCAGCTAAGCAGTTCCAGGGTAATGTAGGTAATTACCCCACACTTTTTAAATCAGCCACATCGTCATTAAAAATGTTCATTGGAGCATTTGGGTTTATTGGCGGCATTGCTCTTTTTGCCAGAACCATAACAGATGCTTTCAAACGAATTAGAGAATTTGACAAAGCGGCTGTGGAGCTTGCTGCAATATTAGGAAGCACGCGCGAAGAAATATCTGGACTTGAAGATGTTATTATAAAAGTTGCGAGTGCTTCAACAAAAACAAGTACAGAAGTGGCGCAACTTGCTACCACATTAGCCACATTAGGAAAGACTGAATCAGAGATAAAAAACCTTTTAAAGCCTGTCAATAATTTATCGATATCATTAAAATCCACCTCCCAAGAGGCCGGAGAATTATTAGTTTCTACATTAAACGCATTTGGACAAGGATCATCTGAAGCAGGTAGATTCGCAGATATAATTGCCAAGATGAGAACATCAACTGCGTTAGATTTTGAAAAGATAAAAAATTCTCTCGGATTTCTTGCGCCAACCGCAAGAGCTGCGGGTGTGTCGCTTGAAAGAACAGGTGCAATATTGGGTATATTAGTTGATAATGGGAAAAAGGCAGCGTCAGCAGGACGGTTAACAAGTACATCATTTTTAAAACTTGCAAAAGATGGATTGACGCTTGAAGATGCTCTGGATAAAATAAATATAGCTCAAGCTAAGACATCTAATGAACAAGTGATATTGGCCGAGGCTGGTAGACTATTCGGGGCTGAAGCGGCAGGCATAGGACTTATTCTTGCTAATAATCGAGTCAAAGTTGATGAGTTGACAGAAGCATTAGAGAATAGTAAAGGCACGCTCGATGAGTTAACCAAGGCGCAATTAGAATCATTTGACGCTAAGTTAAAAATATTAGATTCTTCCTGGGAGAGGTTCATTTTAAATATTACGAAGGGTGATAATGTAATTGCCAAAGATTTAAAAAATTCCATTGCAACACTCACTGGATGGTTTGATAACTTATCTGATGCAATGGATGGAACTGATCGTAAATTTGAAAACTGGAAAGATAAAGTCAAAGAATCAGATCCAAGCGCGAAAAAACTATCAATTTCAATCGATAATCTAAATGAGAAATTAGCAAAAAATAAAGAGATACTATCGGATCTTCCAGGGGGTAACGCACAAATATTTAGGGATCAAATAAATGCACAAGAAGAGATAATAAAAGGACTTGAAGAGCAGAAAGTATTTATCCTTGAACTTCAGCAAGCCAAACAAGACAAGGCAGATGAAGAAATTAGAATAGCCAATGAGGTTGCAGAAAAAGAAATTGCAGCAGCTAAATTAGTAGCAAAAGAAAAGGCGTTATTAGCAAAAAAATCAAACGATGCGAGACTGTCAGAAATAATATTAAATCAAGTAAATCAACAGCAGGCAGATATTGACGAACTGGAATCTCTTGATAAATTAATAGAGGCAGAATTAAAAGCAGAGCAGGAATTAAATGACGAAATAGAAAGAATAACACAATCAAGACTTGACGCTGAATTTGATGCAAATAAAAAAGCAATAGAAGACCAGAAAAAGATTGAAGAAAAGGCAGAAGTGGAAAGGATTGCAGCTATTGCAGCATTTAGAGATACAGAAGTACAATTAGCGTCAGAGACAGCAAATAGGCTTACTGATTTACGATTACAAAGAATTGATCAGGAAATTAGCGCTCTTGAGATGGCGCGAAATAGGGAATTAGAAGTTGAAGGAATTACAGCAGAGCAAAAGGATGCTATAAATAAAAAGTTTGATGCGAAAAAGAGAGACTTACAGATAAAACAAGCGAATGCAGAAAAGCAAAACGCATTATTTCAAATTGCTATAAATACAGCCGTAGCAGTGACTAAGATAACCGCAGAGGCAGCATTAGCAGCACCATTTTTAATTCCTGGAATCATTGCATTAGGAGCAATTCAGGCAGCGGCAGTATTAGTCGCTCCTATCCCTCAATTTGATGAAGGAGCTCAAAGCACACCTAAAGATTACATCGCAGGTGAAAAAAGGCCAGAATTAAGAAAATCTAAAGGTTCATGGTCACTTGTAAAAGAACCAACAATGTTTAAAAACAGCCCTGGCGATACGATTGTTTCCGGAAAAGAAACAGATTCAATTCTAGGGAGCATGGCAGATTTAACCGGAAATAATATGTTAACAGATCCAGGTCTAATGCTTGGGTTGCTGAATAATGACTTTCAGAAGAAGAAGCAAAGCGACGACTTAGCATATATGATAAAAAAGAATGGTGAGGATGTTGTCAGGGCAATAAATAAAAAGAAGTTTGTGGATGTTCGCGTAAATACTGCGCGTGCATTCGTGACAGAAATACGGGGACAAACACGAATTGATCACATAAATCAACAGTACAGAAGTTGACAACGAATAAAGATTGGATATTTGTATTAGATTCACTTTTCCTGGGAAAGGCAAAGTTAAAAAACGATCCTGAAGGATGGGAGAATCAGCGCGTTTCAATTTCTAGGAGTCCTTCGAAGTTCGGTCTATTCAGAAAGTTTAAATCAACACTCAGATTTATTGGCGATGGGTACAATTATGTAAGGAATGTCTATGAGATCAAAGGCACTGAGCATGAGGTTAAAATCGAAATCTTCGAATACAATGCTACAAAAGACCAGTACTTCCTATACTTTTCAGGCATAATTGATCTAAGCACATACGTAACCGATGAAGATATCTTTGCCGATGTCGTAATTAGCGATACAACATTTGCCAGGAAAATAAAAAGCCGTGAGAATGTAAAAGTCAATTTAAGCCGAACTAAATCAATCGGAGGATTAGAACTTCCAGAAAATAATCAAGTAACAGTACAATTGCATCAGCGCGAATTATTGAGCGTTGGAGAATTTACTTTAAATGAAGCGGATGCAACGGTTGAAAGTTTTCACGTGATTGATGATGGCGTTGGTTGGGATGGATTTACCTTACCAATTGCCCTTATTGGTGAAGATAATAATGTTACAAATCTATCGAGCCAAACAAATCCAATAATCAGTACATCGGGAGCATTATTCTGGGATGCCGCCGGTGAAGATTCAATAGTTACGCTTACCGGAACTGTCACAGGGATTTTAAAAGATGCTTTTGTTTCAGTTTCCGGTGGGAATAATGTTGAGTTTCTATTCAGAATTTATACTGATGACACGCGAACCGTTATAGGTTTCGATTCTCCTATAAGCGGATCTCAGGTTTTCATTCCTGAAGGATCAACAGGCGTAAACTTTTCATTTTTAATTGATACGAAACTTGGCGGAGTACCTCCTGCACCAAATATTGGCCCTGATGCTGTAATTTCATTGATTTGTGTAGGAACTGATAGCACACAATTCAGAGGTTTTGAATGTGAATTTACAGGCATACAGTTTACGGTAGCTCAAAACCTTCAATTTAAAGACGGCACCCCTGCGCAAGGATATTTGATGTTTGAGGCATTTCAGCGAGTAATTCAGGTTATCACAGATAAAGAATTTTCGTTTAAATCAGATTACTTGGATCGTATAGATAGGGGGGCAGTAGCAAACGGTCCAGGAGCTTTTGAAACGCTTCATTCATCTTTACAGATTCGACAAATTCCAAGTACAAATCCGTCGATTTCATTAAATGACTTATTCAACTCCCTGAATGCTCAGAATAATTTAGGGTTTGGAATTGAATTTGATGAGGTAGGACAGCCATTTGCCCGACTAGAAAAAAAGGCACATTTCTTTTCCGGCGAAGTAATACTTACAATTCATTCAGTAAGTAAGATTGAAAAGGTAGTAGCAAGAGATTTTATTTACTCAAAGATAAAAGTAGGATATGACAAATCCGCAACGGAGGAAGATAATGGACTTGAAGAGTACAATAATAAATTTGAATTTGATACGATAATAAACACTTTCGAAAATGAACTTGATTTAGTTTCTAAAATCCGGTGGGATGGATACGGAATTGAAAAGATGAGGCGGTTATCATTTGCCACAAATCCAACTGAAGACACCAAAGAGGATAATGATACATTTGGAGTGGTTGTATTGGAAGATGGGGTAGATGGAAATGGAAAGAAAAAATATAGAAGCGCGAAGGACGAGGCTTACGACATAGTTGAAGGGATATTTTCGCCTGAAACTGCGTATAACCTCGATCATACACCGGGGCGAATGCTGAGAGCTAGTGGAGGGTTGGCAAGACCAGGACTTGAAAAGTATTTAGATGATGAGATATCCTTTGGATTTGCTGAACAAAACGAAGATTTAAGAAGCCAGAAAACCGGAGAATCTTTAATTATAGAAAATGCAAACATCGATGTAAAAACATTAGATACAGGGTTATGGATTCCTGAAATGTACAGTTTCAAATCTGCATTAACCCGGGATCAATTCATTATTCTAACAAGAAAATCAAATGGTATTGTAAAAGTCAGCACTACAAGCGAAGAAAATACAACGGAGTATAATTATGGATGGCTAGTCGATGTTGATCAGGAAAGCGACCAGCAAGAAGCTGAGTGGAAATTATTACGAGTTAATAAAGCAAGTCCTGAAGTTAATTTAATTGACCCAGAAGGAAACACGCCGAATGTACCAATTCCTCCTGTTGATCCTTCGCCAATATTTGGTGTGTTTGACGGATCATTCCCGTTTGTGTTTGTTGGTGAAGATGATCCCGAAACGTTTAATCAGATACTTGAAACAGGTGATGATATGCTGCTAGAGACGGGCGATAATCTACTATTAGAAGAAGATGGACTTCCGGACCCCGTAATGCTATTTGATGGCACCAGATATGGTTTAATGGGATATCACTCAGAGTTTGAGGTTCAAAATTTTGAATACGAATGGGAAGGGACAGACGAAACGGGAGTTGGTAGGAAATTTGGGATCAATATCTGTGAACAATTGAATCCTAGCGGACATCAATTGTATGATGATGCGACTTACAAGTATCATCATAGTGTAACAACTTTTCAGAATATAATAAGTAGCGAAGCTCCTTATGCATTAGATGTCAATCATTATATAAAGATACGTAAATTTGGAACAACATTTGAATTTACAGTTGACACAGTAACGGATAATTTAACATTAAGTGAAACTATCACATTTGATAATACGATTGCTGAAACATTGCTTGGGGCAAGATGGTTAGGGGGCGCACCATCAAATTTATTCACAGGCAAAATGAAATATTGTAAATTCAAAGAGCTTAATGTTAGCGGAGATTTCGTAAGCGATCTTATTGATATTCAAGCGGCAAATGATACCGGCTTAGGAGTCCCAAATACGGCAGCAAACGCGCCGACTAATTCAGACTTAGAGTGGTTCAATACTTAATTAAAAAGACATGGCAGATAAAAAATATAGTGAATTGACGATAAAGAGTACTATTGTACCTGGTGATCTTATTCCAATATTGGATAGTGAAACTGCTGTTGGGTCAGAGAAAAATAAGATGGTGACACCTAGTACGTTAAAGGATTTTATAGCAACGCAAGGAACGTGGACGCCAACTGTAACCGGCGTGAGCGTAACAAATTCAATAGGATATTCTCAAATAAATGGCAACATGGTTACGCTTATGTTTTCTTTTACTATGCCAACAACAGCTAGCGGAGCAGCGTTTATTATAAGCAACGCCCCTGTTCCTTCTGCCGCCTTCGGAGTAGGCAAGCCCCTTATTTATTATGGTATTATAACTAGATTTGTGGGGACAAACACAGATCAGAGGTTGGAGTTTGCTGAAAATTCATCATCACTAAAAGCCCCAGGAAGGGATCTATCATATTTTAGCAATACCGTCGTTGCGGGATCTATAACATACATCAAAGAATAATGGCAAATTTCGCACAAGTAAATATACAATTCACAGAGGCAACAGATTTGAATAATTCATTTGGTATCAAATTTGTAAATAGTTCGCGATCTATTGATGTAACATTCACATGGATTTGTAAAAGCGTAAGGTCATCAGCATTCCAATACAAGCAAGCTACTGAGGCAGATCTAGGTGACCGAATAATTGAGCAGGCTGATGAATTAAATAGCGCAATGTTTGCCGACATTTCGAGCAGTTTTATTTCTGGCTTTATAGACATAGGCGGCATTAATGATGATACCGTTACGGTAGTGGCTGGTGAAAATGGATGGGTAATCACAACTACTTTTACGATCGGGAATGCTATATTCACGGAAATACCGGAGGTTTTACCGGTAAAGAATTTTCAATTACTTGCATTTTCCTTAGCTCAGGCTGTTTTGCCTTGCGCAAACATAGAGGTTTCAATTACTGAAAATGATGGGGTCTCACCGTATACATGGATAAGTCCTGCCAACCCATCAACGACACTTTCGGCAGACATCGCAAGAACTGCGGCTAATCAAATAATTACGGTCATTTTACAGGACGATGAAGGCGATCAGGCAAGTTTAGCAAACGTCACAATACCGCGATTATTCACATCTGTTGAGATTTCAGATATTAGCGTGGTTGCAAATGCCGGGGGATTGGACGCGACGGTAACTGTATTTATGGGCACTCAGGATTTCGGGACTTATCAATTCTCAATCGATGGATCAAATTTTCAACTTTCAAATGTATTCACAAATGTAGTTGATGGATCATATACGCTTTTTGTTAATGATGGATTTGGATGTATAACTAATACCGGGTTCACGGTTGATGTTTCACAAAGTATCGAGCGTGACGCGGCGGTTGGATTGGTCCCTACTGCAAATTCTATGAGAATGGTTCAGCGTATCACTTCACGATTCAACAATTTAAAAAATACACTTTATCAGGATGAAAGATATCCAACTGAAACAAAGCATGATTATTTTCAACTTTACCAGACGAATGATGGTGTAATTATTACTCAATTTAGAAGTAACTATGATGGACTTTCGGTGAAAATAGTTGATTGTGATGGCGTGACTATTCAAACCCCTTCAATAGCTCAGAAATCGAACAACATAAGCGCTAGAGATTCAAGAGATGTAAATGTATTTAATTTTGGAAATAATCAAACAGGAATTTTCTTTACAGAAGGCAATACTTATGATCCCGGGACCAATGATATAATAGGCACATTCAATTTGCTTGGTGCTTTGCCGGATTGGGGAGTTGTCGGGAATACAGTTGTTTTAACTGGTGGCGTTGTTGGGAGTTTCGTTATTAAACAGGTGATATTCGATTCAAGAGTTCAGGCGCAAACATTGGTAATCGATAACATTTGGACAAGTGGGAATTTCTCTGAGGTAGCAATTTCGGATGTAACTTATAATAGATTACCTTATGAGGTATTTGAATTTAATGTTGATTTGGCAACGATTGCAGGCGGTGTTTATTCTAATGAATTAACAATGATCGATTCACTAGAAGAGCGACCAACTTTGATATTTGATTCAGAAAGATATTTGATTGCAGCGGAACATAGAAAGACAGCATTCATAGATTACTTTATTAGCAAAGGCACCGGGATTGATTATGACACAGGATATCAAGGTCATATTAGATTACTCGCAAACGATCCAGAGGCAAGCCCACTGCCGGGGGGTGAAATAGTGGCACTGGCAGACAGCGGCGGAAACATTCAGAAGCTTAAAGACAGCCCTACCATGTCTGGGGAAATGTGGATTGAAGCACAGCCGCGCTATATGATCGAAAAGCTTAGATTGATATTTGCACACAAGAGATATTTTATAAATGGCCTAGAGTGGCAAAATGAGGAAGCGTTTGAGCGTGTGGCAGTTGAAAAGTCAAGCCTAGATAATGCGACAATCATAGTGCAGAGGGTAGGTTACGAAGCATTCAAGACAGATAATATAAGCATAGATGGCCCTGTAGGCGAAATATTACACGAAGAGGGGCCAATTTTATTCTAAATAATAATAGTATGTCAGATGACGGGAAAAGGATATCGCAATTAAATCAAGCAACAATAGGCGCGAAGGATGGCAAATTAGCCGTCCTGAATGCGACAAGTAATAAAACGGAAAAGGTAAGCCAGCAAACCATGTTAGGGGCTATAAAAGCTTCGTTTGCATGGCAAGCCGACATGCCTTATTCAATAGATGATCTAGTAGAAAGCAATTCACTTGTTTGGAAATCAAAAGTAAATAGTAATCTTGGGAATGTGCCGAGCGAGAATTCGTTCTGGACTAACGAACCAATTAGCGCGGCAGATGGAATTACAGACACCCAATGGGCGGCGGGTGTATTTACTTTCAATGACTCGAAAGTAGTATTTCAGAATGCTCAATATTTCTTACAGATCTCAGCGCCCTATATTAGTTCTGATATTGCCGCAGAGATAGCGGTGGGAGATTGGAAGGCAGGAGTCACGGGAGCAACAGGAATAACAGACGTGACAACAGCTACATATACAGTAATTACAACAGATCAAATATTAAATGTGCTCCGAACCAGTACAGGAGTGGCGACAATAACAATCCCAACAACAATGATAAATGCAGGATTCAACAAATTAGTGATTAAGGATGCCGGAGGGAATGCCGGAATAAATAATATTACAGTTGTCGGCGAAGGAGGAGAGTTAATAGATGGACAGCCAAATTTAATAATAATAGGCAATTATAGTTCAGTAAATTTATATGCAACAAATAGTTTAATTTCAATTTATTAATTATGGCATTTTTCCCAGAAATAAAAATACAGAAAACAACATCTCCAATCGTTATAGCTAGATTAGGAGAGGAAAAAGCGACTACAACAATAGCAATAGCTGTGACCGCCGGAGATACAATTATAAATGTAACTGACTCCGCAGGAATGAGTGTGGGAGATAGTTTTTTTATTATCGATGACGCAAATAATATTATTGAACAATTTACAATATTAGTAATAAATACTAACGCTATAACTGTAGATACGCCTTCAGGAAATGATTTCTTAGTAGGGGAATTTGTCGGGTCTTCTAATACAAATTTTAATGTGGACGGATCAATTACGCCCGTTAAATTCAATTTAAAAACAGGATTGGTTGGCGTAGATATCATGCTAAAAATTAGCCGTATAGTTATTGTAATCGAAACTGCAACTACAGGAGGTATTTCAGATTTTGGTAATATTTCAGCATTGACGAATGGAATTTTTCTAAGAAGAAATGACGGCCTATCAACAACATATTTTAATGCAAAAACAAACTTGGAGATGACTGCTCTCGGTTATGATTTAGAAGGATTCCCATCTGGCGTATCCGGTAATGAAGGGATTAGATTTAGGTTGACATTTCCAAGGATGGGGGCATTTATAGAACTAAATCAAAATGAAGATTTAGAATTATGGGTACAGGACGATTTAACGGGATTGGTTAGCGCATTTTGTACAGTTGAGGGTGTAATTGAATAATTGATTAATTTTTGTAAATTTGTAAGCGATGAGTACAAAGAATAATACAATCGGCGCAAAGGTTAAATTTCAGAATTTGCCAAATGTTGACGCGAATAAAAAATTAACGGCTCCTGAATTTAATCAATTAGTCGATTTCCAAAATTCACCTGTTCAGCAAATAGCCGGAAGCCTTGACGATACCGATATAATCATTGACGGAACCAAAAACTACGGAACTACTATTGTAGTAACCGGAGCAACGCGAACAATTACAGCGAATGCAAACGGCCATCTTCAGGGAAACAATATAAAACAGCGCTATCAATTTAATATCAACTGCACACTTACGCTTGTAGGCTTTGACGCGACCGGAAACAATACCGGAACTATTACACCAATTCCAGCCGGGACTTACGACTTCAAATATATTGCAAATCGAAATGGTAGGAATTTAGAAATAGATCAAAATATTTCAAATGAAGTCACTAACAAGCTCGACAAAGTAACCATAGCAAATCAATCAGTAGCTAGTAAGGTTGATTTTGATCAAGGGGTAAATATTGCAGAGAATGTTGGCATTGGAACTGATAATGCTGATGGAATTGTGGGAGCAAAAATTTTGGATTTATTTAATGGTTCTCTTGGAACTTCTCAATTAGTTAATGAAGGAAATGCTGGGGAGGCTTTTGTTAGTTTAGTTTCTGGACAAAGTTCTTCAAATTTGCCTTCAATTATGTTTAAACCTGGACTTAGATTTGCAACTGCAACATTAAAAGATGCAACAGGATTTTCTGAAGTAATGAGAATTGATGGTTCTGGTAATGTTTTTATTAATAAAACAACAGGAACTCAAAAACTAGAAGTAAACGGCAACGTATTAGCCGACGCAATAGCCGCTGGTGTAGCTAATATAATTAACACCGCAGATTTTGGTGGAGGCGTGGCTATTGGTTCTGGGGTTGGGGGAATAAGTACTGCTCCTTTGGATGGATTGTTAGTTGAGGGTATATTTGGATTAGGACTAAATAATCCTACAACACAATTTGAAATACAGCAACTTGCAGATAGTTCAGCTATACTAATTCATGGGTTTGATGACAAGAGTACGGATACAATAGCTATTGGGGTAAATTCAAATGGGGTTCCAATAATTACAGGAACAAAGGACATATTTTTCAACCCTGGGGTGTCCTTAGTTGATAATTCAACTTTCAGATTTGGGGGTAGCAATCCTAACGTTAAAATGAGATATGATTCAACGTCAGATAATTTCGAAATGGATCATACAGACGATATAGGAACAGTATTTATGATTATGGAAGTTCCGATGAACTCGGATACTTTATCAATTTATAAAAAATTAGGAGTAAATACTGATACGCCTTTAGCTCAGGTAGATGTGAATCAATCAGGAGCATCAGCAGCAATTCCCGCCTTAAAACTAACTCAAGCAGATTTAAGCGAGGAAATGATTAAGTTCGATGCTACGATAGGAGTTGGAAATCCGATTGAAGCAATAGGAGCAAAATCATTCACACAAACTCATTTTCTTAAAATAAACGTTGAAGTGCTTGGTGTAAAATATATGCCAATAGGAGATTTAGCATAAAAACATTAGTAGATTTTAGCGCAATTTAAAATAAACAAAATGGCATCATTTACAAGAACAATACCAGACGAAAAATATGAAGGCCCTGAAGGGCTCAAAGCCCTAATTGTTGAAGTACTTAGGTATCCTGCTTTGGTTCAGGCTGAGGTTCAGGCCCAAGTTCAGGCTACTGATGAATTGTACAAACCCCTCATAAACGAGGATGGGAGCCCAAAGATGATTCCAGTTATAAATGAGGACGGCACCCCTCACACGATCCCAGCTACAAACGAGGATGGCAGTCCAAAGATGATTACTAATCCAATATCTGAGAATCAGTTTGTGAAAATATGTATCATCGAAAATGATAAAAAGTTTTTCAGGAATTTAAGAAATATTCAAAGGAATAAGCAAGTAGCTATTGCCGGGGCTAATGATTTTGAAGTAACTTAAAAAATCCCAATAAGGGACAAACTATAAATAAATAAAATGGGACACAAAAAACAAGTAATCGAAAATCAGGAGAAAATTATTCAAGATCTTGAAGATATCAAAGCAGCATTGAAAATAGAAGATAAACTGGAAATGAAAAGCCAGCCGCCGCCACCGGATCAAAATCCACCGCCTAACGACGGTGATTAGAAAACTTACTTACATATTATTTTCTGTAACTATATCCCTTGCTATTTACGATAGTGGATGGCGTATTTATCAGAAATATATTAGTACTGAATATTCGGTAAACTGGTCGGTATTTTTCTTCGCCTCAATCTGGGGATTTATAGCGGCATTTGCATTAGTTTTAGCGCGAAATACAATAGGTAAATTTGATAAAGGCGCAATTTATATTATGGCCGCGCCTTTTATTTTTAGGGTTTTATTAAATTTATGTTCAATTAATCAATCATGGGAATTCTACCGAATGTTAAATGATAATTGGGGAATTGATTTCATGCAATGGATTGCAGTTTCGATAACTTTATTTTTATGGCAAAAAAACATACATTAACCGCACTTTTAACCGCAGCTTATGTAATCATCATGATTACCATTATGCTTGCGAATGTCAATATTGCAGAAGATGGGAGTTTTGAAAAATTCTATGATGATAATGGCGGATTAATCTGGGCATGTACTGCAATATTTGGAGTTGTGTTATTTGTAAACACGTATCTTGATGTGGTTGCAGCAAAAGAAAAAAAACAGTCTATTGATAAAACAATTGAATTGCAAAAAACTATTGTCGGCCAAAACAATAAGTCGCTCGAAATACAGACGGATCACATTAAGGAATTTGCAGAAATAAGTAAGCAATTAAACCGGAACTATGCAAATGACAATAAAGCAGTATCAGAAATAAATAAACTAGATAAGAAGTTTACATCATTTGTGAATGAATTAAAAAACAAAGATGATTTTATTGATAAAAGGTTTGAATCAATTGAGGCCAAATTAGAAAAACATATTGAAAAACATAATTAAAAAACAGTGGAAAATTTAGAATTAACATTATGGATTATTGGTTTAATTATTGGTATATCTGAAGTTGTATTAAGGGCCATTCCAGATGAGAAAATAAAAGGAATAATCGGATACGCTATCGAGGGATTAAAGTTCATTTCTGATTATTTCAACAGGAAAACTCCTTATTAATGAGACAAATTTTAATTACCAGGATAAGACAAGACGACGACATTCAAACGTTAGGTCATTTGACAGTCTATGATGGGCTTAAAAAGATTTTCGAGTGCAGTACATTAGAATTGCCATGGAAGGGTAACAAGACAGATGTAAGCTGCATTCCAGACGCTCATTACTGGGTTGATAAATATCTTTCACCAACCAAAGGCCGGGGAATAGTATTTCAATTCAGCAATGTAAAAGGCAGATCAAACGTTCAGATTCATGTAGGTAATTTTAATCGAGACGTCTTAGGATGTGTACTTGTTGGCCAGGGATTCACCGACCTTGACAAAGACGGATACTTGGATGTATACTCAAGCGGTCGCACCATGGACAAACTTCTAGAGATAATGCCGGATAAATTCAAACTTACAATAAACTGGTTATGAATATCCTAAGTAAAATATTCTCAAGTGGTGCTAATGAAATAATAGGCACAGTGGGCGGTATAATAGACGACCTGAGTACTTCTAAGGAAGAGAAGGCAGAACTAAAGAAAAGGCTATTCGATGCCATAAGCTCAAAGCTATTGGATCTTGCAGAAATGGGAAAACAAGTAATCATTGCAGAGTCAAGCGGCAATTGGCTGCAAAGATCATGGAGGCCAATTATAATGCTTTCATTTGGATTTATAATAATGTACTATTATTTTATTGCGCCTGTGTTTTCTACGCCAGGAATAGAGTTGCCTGATGAATTCTGGGCATTACTTAAAATTGGTTTAGGCGGTTACGTAGTTGGCAGATCGGTGGAAAAAGTTGCAAAGGAATTTTCCAAAAATCCAGATATGTTAAAAAGAAAAAAGTAATTTTGTTTATATGTATGTGATTGAAAGGGACGCTTTGGAACGGGGCGTCTTTTTTTATGTCCAATAATTCACTACATTTGATTCTCATGGTTAGTTGGTTTAAATTGTTTGTGAGCGGTGCTGTATGGTGCCGCTTTTTTTATTCTCTATAATTAATTAACTTCACGCTGACGGGCACTTCCGATTTTGGTCAACAAGATCGACGCATCGCGGAATACAGGAGGCCGGAGAACTCGATTATCAAGGATGGTCGAGTTTTTTTTATGCCAAATCGAAAATAAAAGTAAAACAATTACTATTTAATTAGTTTGCTAGTATGTAATTTACTACATTTGGTTAATCAAAAGGGAATTATGAAAAATCAAATCACAGAGATCGAACGAAATTTATCAGAAGGTTACACTTTAGTAAGTTCAACTGAACATAAAAGCAGCCAGTACTTTTACATAGCACGTCCGGACGGTTTAGAACTTAAGGCCAGAATAAGCGATCACGAAACAATGACAGGAAGATCTGCAAGTCATGTGAATATTTTAAGTGACAGATTTTTACATATAGATTTTGATTTCGAAATGCAATATGATGCTGATGATTATGAAATCGAATTAACCAAAGAAGAGGCTGCGAAGCAAATATCAGAATATTACGGTGTTGAAGTAGATGAAAATAGCATTGAAGAATGTTCAGATTCAGATTTTCAACTTGATAATATGGAACTTGATTGGAAAGTTGGGGAGGCTATTTTAGGCAAGCATATAGCAGAATGCATAATGAATGTAACGAACGTGTGTTATACTTACTAATTCAAAAAAAATAATTAAAATGAAAATAGCTCTGATAGATGGTGATTTATTAGGATTAGGCAACCATAGATTTCCTAATTTGGCACTCATGAAAATATCATCATTTAGGAAAGTAATGGGTGATAACGTAACGTTAATTTTAGATTATAAGGAGTTAACCGGGGGGTTATTTGTTAAAAAATACGATAAAATATTTATATCAAAAGCCTTTACGTGGAGTTATGTTCCTGAAGAAATCACATCAATGAGTAATGTTGTAACAGGCGGGACTGGTTTTTTTTATGACAAAGCTATACCATTGAGTTATGAGATAGAGCATTCAATGCCAGACTATTCATTATATGATGAATTTGTTAGGGTAAAAGAGTTAGCGCGTAATAAAAAAACGTCGTTAAAACATTATAAGGAATATTCAGTAGGATATTCAACAAGGGGCTGTTTTCGGGGATGTGGGTTTTGTGTTTTAAAAAATGAACGAAAGGTTAACCTTCATTCATCCTTATTTGAATTCACAGACCCAACTAGAAAAAAAATAGCGATGCTTGATGATAATATATTGGGGTGTGCAAAATATCCTCAAATATTTGAGCAAATAAAAGATACTGGAAAGGCATTCAAGTACACACAGGCTATGGACATACGCCTAATGACTGATAAAAAAACAAAGATTATACTCCCCCTGAGATACGATGGTGATTATTTCTTTGCCTTCGACCTGTGGGATCATAAAGAAAAAGTAGAAAAAGGTTTAAAATTATGGAGTGAAAGCTATTATAAGATAAAAAATTCAAAGGCTAAAAGTATTCATACACAGTTATATTGCATTTGCGCTTATGATGATGACAATAAATATGACTTAAATTTCTTTATCAATGACATTATAATTCTATTCAATAGGATTGAAATAATATTTAAGTACAAAGCAAACCCGTATGTAATGTGTTTTGAAAAATGGAAAGAGTCTCCTTTCCCGTATCTATACACAGCATTAAGGCAGTGGAGCCTACGCCCAGCTAATTGTAAGAAATATAGTTTCAATGAATATATTGAAGTATCAGGTAAAACAAAAGCAATGCTTCTTAGAGATAAATATCCTGAATTTAGAAAATTATGGGACGTAAAATTATAAACAATTAATCATGATAGAACTTATAGTACACCGTATCAAGATCATTTACGGAACAGAGGCGAAGTTTTGCGAGACGCAAAACCACGGAGATCCTTCCAACTTTCCAAAGCTCAAAAAGACAGTGATTAATAAAACCGATTGGCTCAATAGGTTTTTAGATCCATTGGGATTAAAAGTTGAGATTACAGATAAAAAGTAGTAGATTTGCATTTCATATTCATAATTTCGTGTTGATTTGATAGTTTAGATTGAAAAAAAAGCGCGCCGCTCGGTTCGCTTTTTTTTATTTGGAATAATTCGCTACATTTGATTTGATTCGCGATTTGTTATATGGTAATGAGATCAATAAAAAAGCCTCTGTAGGATGAGGCTTTTTTATTTGCATAATTGAATTGTATTTTGTACCTTCATATTTCATTTAGAAACTATACAGTTTAAACTAAATCAAAAGGTCATGTAAACTAAATGCATTTTATGTTAATCAATCGGGATTCCCGGTAAATCTAAAGCCTTGATTATTCAGGGCTTTTTTTATTGGATCATACATATATTTTTTACGCCATCCGGAAACACCCTGAAAAATTTCAATATAAATGGATAAACTTGATTAAACATTAGGATAATCAAAAATAACCTATTATATTTGTTTATGTCAAATGAGAAACGAAATATGGATATGATACTCGCGGAATTAAATACTACATTCAATTTAAACATCAAAAAAGATGTTAATAAAAGAAGTTCAGCAGGATCGTATAATAATAATACCGTATTTATTTCTAGTATTGAAGTATTAAAAAGCAAGTGTGGAGTCCAATCAAACAGAGAAAATAAATACGGTCAAAAATTATATCCTAATACTATCTCTTTCGCCTCAGATGATTTGGAATCTATTACAATTGCACATGAATTCGGGCATGCAATTGAGGATAATTATAGAAATGATGAAATGTTTATAAGTTGCAGAAATATTTGTGATGATTTAGCGCCTAAATATATTTCATTATACTCTGGCAAAGATAGCCCATTGAGTATTTATAGTGAGGCATTTGCAGAAACTTTTTGCTTATACATAATAAATCCAAGCAAATTACATCAAATTAACACTGAGTTATTCAGCGCCATTAATGAATTGTACGCATCATTTTTATAATTATGAAAACGAAATTACAAAAACTCGAAAAAGAATATAATCAAATGGTTGCATATCGATTAGAATGTAATGCTACAGGAAGTAAAAAAAATTATACGTCTGCCGACTTTGATAAAGAAGGTGCAATTGTTAAGGAAATTTATGAATTAAAAAATAAGCAATGACCAACACTAGAAACCACGGAGGCAAGAGAACCGGAGCAGGGACAAAGACAAAGCCACAGGGCGAAGCAAAGCAGTGGTTTACTCTTGGTATACCAGAGAAAGATATAAAAGCGTATGGAGGCTTAAAAAAGCTAAAAACAGACTTTCAAAAATGGTTTTATAAAAACTTGCATCGATAGAGAATGACAATGATTTCACATTAAATGAAAAATATTGCACTAATCAAGGCAGTCATCATAATGTATGTAGTTCTGATTGTTATTCACAATTTGCAGCAACCAGAACGAGCGAAAATAGATTAAGCTTTGATAATAATAATTACCTCAATCCTCCGGTAATTTATAAAATTACAAACATCAAAACGGGGCAATGTTATATAGGTAAATCAATCAGGAGCTTTACACTACGCTGGTGGGAGCATATCAAAGCCGGAAAGATGGCAGGAGAAAACACAGATCATTGTTTTTATAAGGCAATAAATCAAAGCAAATTAATCGATTGGACATACCAAGTTATTGAAGTTATTAATGAATATCCTGAAACCTGCGTTGATTATTTAAGCAAAGAGCGATATATCACAGAGCGCGAAAGTTATTGGATTGAAAAATATGATTCTGTAAATAATGGCTATAATTCAGTCATCAGCAATAAAATTAAAAAGGAAAAAACATTGCAAATTTTCAATTAAATAAATTCAACCCGTCAATCTAAATAATTCACAGTATAATATAAAGACAATGTTAGACGAAAAAGGATTTGTATTTATTGATGATAATAATCGTCCGTTTTGGGTGGCTATGAGATTTGATAAGCCAACACTTTTGTATTGGCATGCAGATAAAAAATGGGTTAGGCTTAGGGAGGTTACAATGATTGAAATATGGCAAATGAACGACCAAGCAATCCCGGGACATCTTGCAGAAAAATACCATGAGCAACATAAAAAACAATTAATATAAACTAAAAGAAATTATGATAGCAGTATTTGGAGACAATCGAGAATTTAGAATGATCAGGTGTTATCCTAGGAAACAATTCAATATAATAAGAGGTGTAGAAAGTATATCTGGCGTAAGGTGGGAGGGTGTAATATTTTTACACGGATGGAAACAAATAACGGCATTATGCGAAGCTAGGGATTTGCTTGAAGTTAGACAGCCAGAGTTATTCAAATGACCTTTTGTATTGTCAATATTATTTCATATCTTTGTAATGGATTCAATAGTATGATAAAATTAAGTTACGATATTAACGTACATAAGACTTTATTGAATCCTGTTCTGGGTAAGCGAAAGCGGCACCAGACAGGATTTTTTAGTTACTATGTTATTGCCTTTGAATCCACAATCAAAGGTTATGTTGAAAACGTTTTCTTTCTCCTGAGTAGAGCAGCAACGCTAAAAAAAGAAATCTTTAATAAATCCACTACTTGTTTTATGAGCTTGCGGGCAATGACTTCGAGGTGTCAACCCGCGCAACAAGGGCATAATAAAAAAATCGACTTAGTGATTAAGATGAGTAAACAATTCCGGTTTTTTAGCTGGCAGATATTTAGGGGCCTTAAGTTTTTGGTTTCTTAAAGCATACTCTATTTTGGGTGTAATTGTTTAGTGGTGACTGTCAAAGGCAAAACAAAAGATGCTTTAATAGACCTTGTACGTTTAATATAAAATAAACACTATGGAAAATCAAGATTACCCGATACCAACAGGATATCTTTTAAAAAGAGAATATTCAAAGGGGCCTCTGGAAACGCTTTCAATTGGAGACTATGGAAAGGAAAAAAATGTAAAGGCTGATTTCTTAGGATACAAAAACAAAATAACCGGCGTTCCTTCAGGATTTTGCAAGCCATTATCTGAAAAGTGGGTGATTACAATTTCAACTCAATACGGGTGTCCAATGAAATGCACGTTTTGCGATGTGCCTAATATCAAATTTAGAGGTAATGTTTCAATGGAGGATATGTTTAAGCAAATAAAAAATGCTATCTCAATGTTTCCAGATGTCCGGTATACTGAAAGATTAAATTTACATTTTGCACGAATGGGAGAGCCTATTTTTAATCGTGATGTTTTTTCAACTGCTGAATGGATTTGGAATAACAAGAAAAGATTTCAAGATGAATTGAATTTAAGGATTGAAGTATTTCATCCCGTACTTACCACATCATTACCCAGGAAATTCAAAGGTCTTGTAAAGGCAATAGATGATTGGTGCTGGCTTAAAAATGAATTGTATAATGGTCAGGCTGGGTTGCAATTTTCGATTAATAGCACTGATGAAAATCAACGCTCTGAGATGTTTAATGATATGCAATTGCCATTGGAAGATTTGTCAATCATAGCGGAGGGAATGCCTGATCCGATAAGCCGTAAGTATTGTTTAAATTTTGCATATAGTTCTGACTTTGAAATTGATGCCGATAAGTTGGTGTCATTATTTGATCCGGATAAATTCATGTGTAAAATTACTCCTATACATAATAATATTGCATGTGCTGAAAATGGGATCGAGACACTTGGAGGTTACGAAAGTTGGGAGCCATACGATAAGCCAGAATCAGATTTAAGAAAGGCCGGGTTTGATGTGCTTGTATTTGTACCTTCTGAAGATGAAGAGAAAGCGCTAGTAACATGTGGTAATACTATCATTGGAGGAGGTGAACTTCATTGCGATGATTCTTTAATTAAAATCGACGGATTAAAATAATTGACAGTATAATATAAACTAAATAAATTATGAGTGAAGAGAATTCCTGGGATAACCTGAAAGACCTGACTAAGCAGGAGATAATTGATTTTTTGAAAACACAATTTCATTATAGGCTACCTTCAAAAAGAGAAGTAAAGTCATTTAAGTGGTCAAAGGATGCTGCTAAACTGCAAATAGAAATGGATGATCATTTATCAAATCCGGTTGACCCTGACTTAATAAAAAAAAGGGATGAATACGCAAGATCATTCAATGCATCAAAAGACACGTCTGAGAGGGTTAGATTACTGGATAAGATTAATCCAATAGATGATCTTATATCAAGAAATCACGAGAAATACAAAGCCATCGCACGGAAGCAGCAAAAGAATGATAAATATTATAATTCGTTTAATCAATAATTCAATTTAAACTAAAGAATGCTTCTATTAACCTTGTTGAGTTTAAAGTAAAATAAACAGTAAAAATATAAAACTAAACTAAATTATGAATATCTACGAATTTATTACACCAAGCGATCCGATTACATTCAAAACAAATGATGACAAAATTGCATTTATATGTGCTCTTTTCTTAGGCAATGGCAAGGCAGGATGTAAACGATTTGATGATTCTGGTAATGAAATATCAATTCCTACAATGTTAATGTTTTCAAAAGATCCTGATTCAGAAATAAAGAATTACATAGGCGGTAATGCATCAGAGTATTTTGATTCAAAAAAGCACTTAATAAAAGCTGCATTTGAAAGCTTTTCATATGGAAATATAGAGGATAGGCGCTCATATGACGATGCTATTATTGCTATTACTGATACTAATAAATTGAAAAACTTTAAAGCAAAGCATGAAGATAGAAATAGGAGTTCACTGAGTAAGTGGGTAAAATCTGCATGGAAATTAGCTGAAGGCATTAATTAAATCTAAACTAAAGAAATTATGAATATCAGTGTATTAGAAAAAATATTAACATCAACCAGCGAATATTGGATTTTGAGAAAGGAAAATAAAGATAATTATAGCAAAGAACTTAGAGCGTACATTATAATGGTCGCGATCCCTACTAAAATTCAAGTCGATAAAGACCGGAAATTAATTACTTTGTGTGATCTTGAAGAATTAGAGGCTGTGAGTCTTGACGGAAATGTTTACCTAAATGAATCATATGCACCATTCCAGCTAGGGGTAAATTTACATCACGTCACAGAAGTATTCCCTATCCCATCTCGGCAAAGGGAATTCATGATAAAAGCTCTTGAGTTAAAAAGTCATGATATTTATGATTACAAAAAATTGATTGATGAAGTATGTATCGATCAAGAAGAGAAATAATTGACAGTATAATCTAAACTAAACAAATTATGAAAACTCAAATTGAAAAAGCATATTATTGGGTTAAATTTTACAATCACGACAAAAAACTAATTATGCTATTCAATGGCAAAAACTTTGAAGGTTTTAAAAGCGATCAATTCATAGGTGATGAGATTGAAAGCTATAAAATAATTAATTCAATCTAAACTAAAGACAATGACTATAGAAGAAGAGGCTAAAGATATTTTAGATTGCATATCAGTTTTTGACCCTGATGAAACATTGAAAAACAAGGGCAGATATTTTGATGTGATCCAAAATGATGTAAAAAAGCTATTGAAAAGAATCAAAGAAACTAAATAGTGATTTAAACTAAACTAAGTTATGAGATACAGAATTAAAATTACAACATTCAAAAACAAGCGTAAAGAATTCAGGGCACAAAAGAAAGTATTATTTGGATGGGCTGACCTTGACTATTGCGGGGTAGTTTATCATTCAATTACTTGTCGTACGGATACAAGGACGGAGGCGTTAAATAGAATTTATTTACACTATGAAGGGAACACAGCGGAGCACACCATAGAATTTGAGTACATTACTACATAGTGATTGTTGGGTTGTTAGTTGAAAACGGTTGCCAGCTGGCGCCGTTTTTTTTGTGCCTTAGAAAATAATTGCAATTATTTGTAAGTTTATCGGTATAAAGTTTGCAATTAATTGTAAGATGATTATATTTGTGTATGTCAAACACGAAATTAACAATCGGAAACATGAAAAAATTAGCATACAAAATAGGCAAAACAGAAAAAGAGGTTAAAGCACTTTATTTATCAGCTATTGATACTTTCATTCATTTTGGAGCAACAGAAGAAGCGGCCAGAGAAATGGCAAAAGAAACTTTCAGAGATACATTAGGACTTTAAACAACAATCACATCCACCAGCCCGGCAAGGTAACTACCTCCGGGATTAAGGTGGTAAAAATTCACTATAAAAATTAGCATTATGAACGTAAGGCAAAAATTAGAAAGCATGTTGGTAAATAAAGGCATGTTTAGCTCACAAGCAAATGAGGTTATGGAATTGGCAATACCTATATTAAGAAACATTATTGAAGGTTACGGCATTAGATTTGAAAGTGATAGCGATGGGTACCCAAATGTGATATATAATGTATTGATGATGCAAATTAAGCCTATTGCGCTGAAGTGGATTGATGAAAATAAACCTATGGCATGGAATAGAGAAATGTTCACATAGTAAAAAATAATACCTGCTAATTCTGGCAGATATCCCAGCCTGTTACCTTTCGAGGTACCGGATTGTGGCGGTACAGACTAAATAGAGAATTATGAATATTGAAATTAATGTACCTGATGGAATTTCAGGAGAATGGAAAGTTGAAAGTTTTACAGTATCAAAAGATGAATCTAAAATGATGCGAGTAAGATCAATATTTACAGGTGTCCGAGGTTCTTTGCCGGCAGGAAATTATAAAAAGCTTACCCGAAATGGGACTATGGTTATGAGCAATACGCCTGATGAAATAAGAGATTTTAGTTCTTTTGCTTATCGTGCTAAGGGTCATATTCTAATAAACGGATTAGGTATTGGTGTACTTGTTAAAGCATTATTGGGAAAAGAAGATGTTTTGAGTATAGAAATTATTGAAAAATCAAAGGACGTAATCAAATTAAGCGGCCCAACATATTCTCAAGATAAACGGGTTACCATAATTAATGCAGATGCGTTTGATTATAAGTCACCTTTAGGAGTAAGATATAATTATGTGTGGCATGACATATGGGACGATATCACTTCGGATAATTTACCCGAAATGCACAAGCTCCACAGAAAATATGGGAGAAAATCAGATAATCAAGAAAGCTGGTGCCGCTATCAGTGTGAGCAACAAAAGAGGCAAGCAAGATATTATTAAATTCACTAACTAAATATAAAACAATGGAACTATTAATAAGCTCGGAGGGTCAACTATTACTAAGTATATCAGGTGCAATGTTAATATTTGCGGCTGTCATTTTAAGGGAATATTTTAAGATCAAAACGAAATAGACATGAAAACAGAAATAAAAAAGTCTGGCAAAGGGCACAACCTATTCATAAACAGCAAACAAGTCGGGTATGTGATCGGCAGCAAAAAAAATGCAGAGAAGGAAATGAAAGTCGAGCTGAAAAGATCATTAAGCAATGCGCGGGCACTATTAAACGAAGTTGAATCATGAAATATACTAAAGGCCCGTGGGGCATTTCCAAATCGGGGCATCCTGATTTTAATTTATGTATCGTTGCTGAAGATGGGGGATCAGTTTGCCATGTAACAAAATGGACAGAGGCAGAAGCAAATACCAAGCTAATTGCCATGGCTCCAGAAATGCACAAAGCTTTAAAGACTATAGTTTTATGCTCAAACTACGAGGATGCAAAAAATATGTACGGCCATAGCCCAAACCACTGGACGCGAACAATAGAATCACTACTTAAAGAATTAGACAATGAATAAACGCGACACAGAAAAGCTAAGGATACTCAATTTTGCTCACATTAGCCGCGAGGCCGGTCAGTGTGATACTTGGCTGCGCTACGATAGCGGGCACGAAGAGCTAAAGAAAAAGCTACTACCACTTTATGATGATATCATTGATATTGTAAAGAAATATAAGGCAGATACAAAAAATTGTAAATAGTTCTTGCAATTAATTGTAAGATTGCTTTACTTTATAGAAACAAACAAAGAGATTATGAAAAACGAAGCCAGATTTAACGAAGTAACTAAGAATCTTAAAAGCATGTTTAAATGCGCGTCAAAATCTAAAAAAGACGACATAGTAAAATCATTAAAAAGCTGGCTGAAATCAAATACAAAAACAGAAGATAAAGGAAAATTAGACGCTATAAAATGTTTTTTGGCTGATAACAATATATTTTAAGCATTGGGTGTTAGGTTGAGTTAGGGGAGCTGCCACGGGACCATCCGGCGGCCTAAGTCTCCCCTTCTTTTAAAAACTAAGATTATGAAAAAGGAAGAACTGAAACATATTCATGAAGATTTAAAAAACGTGATATGCCCGCAGTGTAAGAAAGATTTTAAGCTTACGTGGAATGATTACAGTGACACACCTCAGACACTAATAATGAGAGGGTGCCCTAGTGGCGGAATTTATGATGTATCAATCAAGTGTCCACATTGTGATTACGAAGAGGAATTATGAAAATAGAAAGTAAATTTAGAAATCCAGACATGATTTTAGCCTGTCAAGAAATGATAAAAATGGCTAATAATTTCTTTGAGTATGTTGGAGTTTACCATGATACACAGTATAGACCTACTTTATTTAATGTCATTAAAACAGATGAAAGGAGTTTTGATGTAACCGTAAGATTCAGGGCATCGGTAGCAGATTACAAATTTTCCATAAATATTGACTTGGATAACGAAGATGAAACATATAATTCGTTTGGAGAAAAATACTTTCCTGAAACTGAAGAATAATCATGAAAAATACAATTTGGTCAATGAAAATGAAGAACGCTCACCGGATGGCCAGGGTTATTTCAGGCATCAATTACAATTCATACCGCGAAAACCTTTCTATTGCAATGAAGGTACAGCATATGATTTTACGGCAGATTACCCTGACAGATGTTAACTGGCTTGTAAATTGTTTAGGTGGAAAATTTGTCAACCTTCATTTACAGCACTTGAAGAAAACAGCACTTTTCGAAATTACCGGCGGAGTAAGCGAAATTGATGTATATCATTACGTCAGGCCACGAACAGGTGCAGAGGATAATAAGGCCATCGGCGTAATGATAGAATCAGAAATAAAATCAAATATCAAACTAAACTTAGATTGAAATGAAAAAGGAACTAATAAGAACTGAAATAATGAACCTTACTGGGGAGCAATGGGAAATAATAGAGGGGATAAAAAAATGCGGCCTTATCGAAGTCTCCACTTCAGAATTGTATAACTTAATTGGTTTTACTGGCGGAATGTTTTTTGGTGGGAAAGCAAATGAACGCGAGTTTAAGTTTATCAAAGAATTTTATAATTACGGAAGGGGCATGCGTAAAAGTATTGAATCATGATGGATCTATTCGAGCAATTATCAGAATCTTTAAACCCTACCAATAACGCCGAACTAATAAGGACTGCAGAGATCGAAGTGGAGATAAAGAAAATTCAAAACGAAAATTAACTATGAGGCATATATTTGAAGGCAACAGAAGTGGTAAATCATTTTCTCAAATGATACAACTAAAGCAAAATATAGAAATGGGGGTTACTTGCGGAGTTGCTACCTCAAATCCAGAAAAGGTAAAGCAAGATTTTGAATATATGACTGGATCGAAATTGATTCTTACATCAACAAAGGGCAGTGATATACTATTTGACGCCTCACTTGCCCCACGGGCAGAAATAGAAGCGGAGATAAGGCATATTAAATCTGAAGAATAAAATATTATATAATAGAATGACTACCCAGGATATTCCAATATGGATAATCACAATAGCATTAGCCTATTATATTTACAGACAATTACCAAAACCAAAACCCGAATAAACCAAGTAAATAGTACTAGTAATTTAGCAATTAATTGAGTATATTTATTATATAATAAACAAAAATAATCATGAAAACGGAAAAAACACATTGGCTACAAAGCCCAAACAAAAACTATTTCGGGCATTGGGACATTCCAGAGGGGGGTGTTATTTTAACAATACAATCCGCCAAATGGGAGGAGGTTGAAAATCCAGTTTTAAAGAAGGGTGATCCAAAAAAGTTTGAGGCTCATCGGGTTGTAAGGTTCAATGAGGATTACAAGCCGCTTATCTGCAATCAGACGAACGCACAATCTGTACTTAAAAGTACAGGCATAAAATACATGGAGGATAGTATTGGACAAAGAATTGAATTATATGTAGGTTCTCACTTTGACAGGACGAATAAAGAAAATATTGATTGTGTCAGAATTAGGAATGAAAAGCCGCGCGAACAAGATCAATTGCCAGAAATCACAAACTTTGATGAGGCCGTAAATTATCTGAATGGAGGAAAGTCCATTAAGGATTTGAAAAAAATAAGACGGATGAGCGATGACATGGAACTCAATTTAATCGCTGCGACCTCATGACCTATCCAATATACAGATACGATATAAAACAGAACTCAGAAGAGTGGTTGGATATAAAAATCGGTATGTTTTCCGCGTCACCTGCGGATAAGTTACTTTCTGATAAAAAGACAAAGGGCTACTGTGAATTAATTTCTAAAATTGCAGAGGAAAGGGTCACCGGAAGGCGTAGCGACAGATCGGTATTTTGGGGCAATAAATATACAGATAGAGGCCATGAATTTGAGCCTATTGCCCGTGATGATTTTGAGTTCAGAACCCTTAATCCAGTTAAATTAGTTGGCGTAGTAATTAAAGACGAATGGTCGCTATGTTCTCCCGATGGACTTATTGGTAATGATGGATTACACCAAATCAAATGCCCAATCTTTTCAACTCAGGAAGAATATTTGGAATCAGCCAAAACTACCAATGATCCAAAAAAGATCATTGGCGGAGGTTATTATAAACAATCTCAATTTGAGTTGTATGTAACCGGAAGAGATGTCAATATATGGACTGCGTTTCACCCTCATTTAAGGGCTTTAGATATTGAAATTGTAAGAGATACAGAAATGCTGGACATGATTCATGATAGAATTACGGAGGCACAAAAGGAAGTTTTAGAGCAAATCGAAAGGATTAAGAATTTGTAATCATGAATAAATACAAATACAATCCCATCTCAGCAAAAAATATTCCCAGTGCAAAAGCTGTGGTGTATGAGGGCAAAAAATACAAGTCACACAACGCGCTAAGCAATCATTTAAAAATCAACTCAAGGCGCATAGGCGAGGCATTGAAAAGCGGTAAAGAATTGGCCGGAGTGGGCGGATGCGTTGATGAGACTTTTTAAGATATTACATAACATAAAATAATCATGGCAAATACAGTTAATGGAATTCGAGAGCAAATTTCACAAAGAATCAGGAGTACACAGGTGAGGGGGTTTGAACATAAACCAGCTCCTAAACTAGTTCAGGAGGGTTTTAACATCCTCAATTATATGCAGGGCAAAGTAGGATATTTCGATACAATCAAGGCGGTTCAGCGAACATTGAGGGATTTAAGCTAATGAATCATTTACACATTAACTTTTCAAACATCGAATTTTCATGCCCTTATTGCGGCAAGCAATACGAAGATTCAAACGATAAATACCTGGACCGATGTAACCGGAACAAATCAAACTGCACGACGATAAAATGTGAATGCGGAGAAAAGTTTGGGATGACATATGATATTCAGGGGGACGCGGTAGGGTTTAAAATACTTACAAATAATACACATATTGGTTTGATACGACCAATTAATTGATTAATTTTAGATTATAGTTTACGCGGTATCGGACGCGATTAAGAAACTTATTAAGCATTGATTGTCGGGGCCGATACCCTGGCGATTGGTGCTTTTTTTATGACTAATTATGAGTATCGAAAACACAAAGGGAAAATCCTTACAGTTTGATTTATTTGACGCCGAAATTCCAGAAGGATTTACAATCGCTTCAAAAAACGATATTAAAGAAGGAAATATCTGCAATCATTGTGACGCGAGGAAATTATGTCAATTAAATAAAAATGAATGGTGTAAAAAATATCCTTGCATGGCTTATCGCAGACAGGATGGCAAATCAGTTTATTTTAAGAAACATTAATATGAGCATCATTAATATATACCACGGGGATTCTATTAAGGCCATGGAGTCAATGCCAGCGAATAAATACGGGCTAGCTATTTGTGATGTTAATTATGGAATCAAACAGGACGGCAGGAATAATCATACAAGGGGAAAACTAGCGAAGACAACTAATTATGAAAATAGATCAAGATACGATGACGAATCTCCAGATGCCTCATATTTTGATTCATTACAAATGATAACCGAAAATCAAATACTTTGGGGCGCGAATCATTTTATTGACAAAATGCCATTTAACGTTTCGTCTCCTAGTTGGTTAGTGTGGGATAAAATGAATGGAGATTCTGATTTTGCTGATTGCGAATTGGCTTGGACATCATTTAAAACTGCGGTTAGACTATTCAAATTCAGGTGGGCAGGAATGCTTCAGGGTGACATGAAGAATAAACAAAAATACATTCACCCCAACATGAAGCCTATTCAGCTTTATAAGTGGCAATTAAAGAACTACGGATTCAATAAAGACAAATCCAAGCGAACCATATTCGATAGCCACGGCGGCAGCATGAGCATAGTCATTGCCTGCATTGATATGGGTTTTAATATTGACATTTGGGAGATAGACAAGGATTACTATACAGATTCAGTAAACCGAGTTAAACGACATTTAAGGCAATTAGATTTAACGAGGGAGCCAGTAGAAATAAACTACATAACATCATGACACAAATCAACGAACTAATTGAAAGGAGTTATTCAGCCATCCGGAAACGGGGTCTGATAACAGATGATACTATTGAATCAGAGTTTTTCTTAAAAATGAAAGAGGAACTTTCAGAGATTGCAGGTGCGTTTGGGGATGAAAAACATTATATTGAAGAATGCATTGATTTAGCAACAGTATGTTTTATGCAAATCAAACATCTTGGATATGATCCGATTAAGGAGTTTGAAAAAGTAGTTATTAAAAACGAAAACCGATAATGTATAACCCAAAAAGCCTTTCAAATCTCAATCCCGGCAAGCCCGTAACCTGGAATAATAAACCGTTTCCTTCATTGGCAGCTTTATCAAGGCACTTGAAAATTTCACATTCGACTTTGCAAGATATATTTAACAGGGACGAAGAGGTTGAGGGCCTCATATTGATTATTCGAATTAAGAATTATGTTTAGCTATTACGGATCAAAAAGCAAAATTATAGATTATTATCCCCCACAAGCTATAATAATAATCAAATACCATTATTTTAATAATCAAAATTTATAAATCATGAAAACTCTATCCTATTACATTACGCGTTCTAACGCCTGCGTATCAATGTTAATTATTGAAGGCCTAAATATATCCTCATTGATTACATCGTTGCTATACGCCGCCTTTGTGCTAGTGTGCTGTGTAGTTGTTGCAATTATTGTATATAAAGAAATGAAGTAATGGAAGAATACGAGAATAAAGCGAAATGGAAAAAAGAATGGTTTGATTATATTAAATCAAATAAAGAACATTGGAGAGAGGGATGGACGCTCTCTGCTTTACACAAAATAGAAAAGACAATTTATATGGATCGTGAAATTACCTGGGATTTATTAAGGCATGGAGCAGATAAATTTAATCCTAAAGGAATGATCATTCATGATAAAATCGCATTTGATCATTGCATGTGTAATTTCGGCAGTATGATTCATCAAAGAATACGCACATTAATATTATTGAAAGGGAAATTATAAAGAATTGGAGTAATTTTAAACTATAAACTATTATGAGCGCAATGCAAAAATTGATACACGAACAACTTTTAGAATATACCGAGCAATTAAAAGTATTAGAAAAAGAAATGTTTCACAAATACAAGGCCGGTGAAGATTATTCTGATGATGTTGCAAAAGCGAGTGGTTTAAAATTAATGCAAAAGGAAGCGGTTTTAATGATGACACAATACGCGGATTAATTTTTAAACTATAAACGATTATGAAGAGTATAAAATCATTTTCAGTCAAGCTTAAAAATAAGTTATGGTGGATAAAGTACAACATCATAAATTGGCACAAAGTGAATATTACCAAAGAATTACCCTTTTAAATAGTCAGGCTTTTTTAATGGAAAATGTTTTGATGGTAAGTGAAAAAGGTTTACGTTTGTAATATGAAAACAGCAGATAAGATTTTACTTTATATTTCTAAGCATAGGCCAAGAATGTCAAAGGTTAAAATTTCTGAAGAATTGAGTATATCAAGGCCAACACTTGATAAAAAATTAGCGATGAATGATTTTTCTCCTAATGAAAATACAATATTGATTGATCTGGGAGTCCTGGATTAATTTTTTTTGTAGATACTATTACAAACGTAAATAAAATGATTATAAAATGCACTCATTGTGGTAAAAAAGTTGATAAAAGGAGTGGGCACGTAAACCGAGCCAATAAATTAGGCGCAAGATTGTTTTGCAATAGGACTTGTTACGGATTGGATAAAAGGCATAACAGATCTTTAGATGAGCAGAAAGAAGTTAAGAGGATTTACGATTTAGAATATTGTAAAAATAATTATATCAAAAGAAAGTCGCAGCAAAAGGAATGGTTTGATCAAGATTATGCCAAACATCCAGAAAAGTATAAGGAAAGGCGTAAAGCAAAATACGAGGCCCATTTGAAATACTTGAGTACAGATAAATATAAGGCTAAGAAAAAGAAATACGATCGTGAATTCAGAGCTAAAAAGAAGTATGGTGAATTTTGGGAATCATTTATTCACCTTCAGGACATAGATAAATTCATTGATAACCGAGAGGTTAAATTACAATTATGTTTAACTAATAAAAATCAAAAAAGAAAAAGGAACTATGAAAGAATTAACAGCAGTAAACTTGAAAGAAGCCCTTTGGGGAACTCTTAATGATCTGAAAGACAATAAAATTCAGCCAGCAGAAGCCGACGCAATTGCCTGTCAATCCAGAGAAATATTGAGAACTGTAAACACTCAATTAAGGATTACAAGCCAAAGCAAAAGGAGTGTACCCGCTGAATTAATTACATTTTCAGAGAAGTAGTATTCAATCCGGTGTAGCTCAATTGGTAGAGCACGAGGAAGCCAGGTTTCGACACCTGTACTATGGCTGGTCCATTCTGCGGTATACGGGTTCGATTCCCGTCGCTGGATCAACTTTAAACATTGTAATATGGAAAAATATAAATTAAATACTAAAATTGGTCAAGTGGTTAATCATATTGAAATAAATATTAGGGCTGATTCAGATAAAAATGATACAACCAGTTTATATAAAGAGGGCATTTATATTGAAAACCTCAAGATAGTTTACCAGACATACCACAAGATTGCTTTAGACGACACTTGGATTACCCTGCTAGATCGTAAAAAAATAGATTACAGGAAAGAGAGATTTTATACGTATTTAGAAGATTGCATAGTTTCTATAAAAACAAATGAAACATATTTTCCTAATGGAGTTTTTGGAACAATATACACTATTGGGAATACAAAAACAGCAATAAGAAAACTCGGCAAGGCCATTGAAAAAGAGGTTAATTCACGATATGGATTTCTTTCAAAGATCAATGTAAAGGAATTGATTGATGAGTATTTAGAAAATAATAAATAATGGCTGAAGGTAAGAAATGATTTATTCTATACGCTGATAAGTAAAATAATTAAATATTGTAATATGAAACTAATCCGAAAAATAAAACGCTGGTTAAATATAAAACTAAGCCTATATCATTGGTATGAGATAAAGGTAAACTACAGGAAAGAGTATTCAGGGGAAATATTATTTAATTATCATGTACAGCTTGGATTTCCTAATCAATCTACAATACTTAGTGAAAGGCAAGTAAAAAGCACACTCAAACCGCTTCATAAATCCAACTCACCTGTAATTAGAAGTATTTTATGCAATGGGTTTATTGATATTGAAAGAGTCTGTTATTTAGGACATTTCAGTAAATATTCTTAAACAATCCTTTGAATTGATTAGATAATTTAGTAATATTGTAATGCTTTAAAGATAATGAATTTACAATACAGAAATACCGTATATAAGACTTTCTTTAAAGCCGTGCCACTGGATCACTCCGGGGCCGGCTTTCATTTTTTAAAGCAATCTATACTTAAACTTTAGATAGATGGCTGAAGGTAAAAAATCATTTATTGCTTATTGTGATTGGGGCGAAATCTTTGACGAATTAGAGGATAAAGAAGCCGGAAAACTTGTAAAGCATTTATTTGATTATGTTAGAGATCGTGATCCTAAAACAGATGACAAACTAATAAAAATATTGTTTATTCAGATCCAACAGTCATTAAAAAGGGATCTAAAAAAGTATGAAAACATTTGCGATCGTAATAGGATAAATGGTGGAAAGGGAGGAAGGCCAAAGAAACCCAAAGAACCCAATGGGTTATTAGGGAACCCAAAAGAACCCAAAGAACCCGATAAAGAGAGTGATACTGTTAATGGTACTGATAATGTAAATGGTAATGGTATTGAGAGTGTGATAAACAAGAACACACACCCGGCTTTAGTTGGATTTAGAAATAATGTTTTAAAGGAAGCAAATGAGCAAGGAATAAAAATTGAAGTAGCTGAGAAATTTATTAAACACTGGACTGCTATTGATGAACATACCAAATTATTTTTATATCAAGCAACTGAACCTTTTGGAATTCAAAACCGATTAAAAAATTGGCAAAAAATCGAAAATAAAACCAATCAAGAAAATAAAGTAGTAGATATAAATTCAGTTAACTTATGAATCAGGCATACCAACACCTCAAAGAAGGAACCGAACATTATAATTTCATTAAAGAAAATATTGTATCATTAATTAATCGATGGAATGCGGTACATACAAAATCTCAATCAATCCCTGATGCCGTAATAAAAGAATTCAAAAGCGTAATATACTACAATCATAATATTACAATTGACGATATAAAACCGGCAATTGATCGCGGCATGATGGGTCAATTTGGAGAAAATTACATCCTGGATGCTCAGACATTTTATAGATGGTTTACCGGATTAATGAAGCAAAAAGTAAACGAGCGTATTAAAGGCGCTGAAGCTTACAAAGTATCAAATGTACCTGATATAACAGAAGAACAAAAACAAGCCAACAGGCAAGCCACAAGAACGGAACTGATAGAAGTATTCATGAAGTATTATAATTTCTACATGGAACACGGCGAAGTTGACGGAAACATAAAGAGATACTATGTAGTATTTTGGGATTGGTTCAGAAAACTTGGATTAATTGATATTTCAGAAGATGAAGAAAGCAGAATGAACGAAGTTGAGGCAAAACACCTCCGGGATCTTAGATCAAAATTAAGTACGCCGGAATTAAGTCAATCGAAATACAAAAAGTTCATTGAGATATTCAAAAGTTTGGAAGGATTAGGAATTGAAGATCAATTAAAAGCAATTAAACTATAAATAAACACTGAAAATTATGGAATTAATAAAGACAAAAAACGGAAATATTATTAAAGTATACGCTAAGACTATTGAGGATACAGCGATGCGACAAATCAAAGAACTTGGTGAATTTGATCCTTATAAAGATTCCAAGATTAGAATTATGCCTGATTGCCACGCGGGGGCAGGGTGTACAATTGGCACAACAATGGAGATTAAAGATAAAATTACGCCTAATTTAGTTGGAGTTGATATTGGTTGTGGGATGCTTACTGTGATGTTGGCTGATGATGAAATTGATTTACAGAAACTAGATGCTATTATTAATAAATATATACCTAACGGTTTCAATATCCACACTAAGCAAAAGGCAGAATTTGAATTTGATAAACTTTTTGCAAAAACCTTGAATATAGACCGTGCAAAATTATCACTTGGTTCTTTAGGCGGTGGAAATCATTTTATTGAAGTTGGAAAAAACTCAAAAGGTGAATTATTTTTAGTCATCCATTCGGGATCTCGAAACATCGGGGGACAAGTTGCGAAATATTATCAAAACATTGCAATTGATAATTTAACCGATAACTCAAGAGAGCGCAAAGAATTGATTGAGCGATTAAAAAAAGAAGGTAGGCAAAAAGAAATTGGCAAAAAGTTGAATAAGCTTAAAAGGCCAGTAATTAATAATGATTTAGCATACCTAATTGGCGGTGATTTTGATAATTACATGCACGATATGGAATTGATGCAGAAATACGCTTCATTAAACCGAAAAACTATAGCTGAAATTATTTTAAGAAAAGCTGGATTGTGTGCTATTACTAATTTTGAGACAATACACAACTATATTGACTTTGATAGAATGATGATGAGAAAAGGCGCTGTATCAGCTGAAGAAGGCGAGGTTTTATTAATACCGATTAATATGCGTGACGGGTCAATTATTGCAAAAGGTAAAGGGAATGCAGACTGGAATTACTCAGCACCACATGGAGCAGGGCGTTTAATGGGACGAAGGCAAGCGCATAAAAATTTAGATTTAGATACTTTTAAGGATCAAATGAAGGATATCTATTCTACTTCTGTACTTACCGAAACATTAGATGAGGCACCGGATGCCTATAAGCCAATGAATGAAATTATTGATTTAATTGGTGATACTGTTGATATTATAGATATCATTAAGCCAATATATAATTTTAAGTCACATTAAAATGAAACCTCTTACCGATCGACAAACGGACTTTTATAATGCTATATGGGAATGCGCCGGAAAGAATTATAATAAATATTCCGAATCAATGACGAGGGAGTTCATTAATACAAGGCCGTACTACATAACCACCTCAATTCGATTATATATTTTTTTCTGGGTAATTTATTTGAAAATAAAGCCAGAATTATTGGGCGGCAAATTTCCAATTCGATATATTGAATTTAAAGACACTCATTTGGATTTAATGGACATTCCTCATGGAAATTGGGATGATAAATAAATAAGGCTATGATATTCAAATATTATTCATTCACTCCCTATTTTATTGTAGTGATGTTGTCAATTGGGGCAGGTTTAACAGTAATTTTACAAACCTGGATACCGCTTCGAATAATGTTTGCAGTCACGGTAATTGCGGTTTATCTTAAGCACAGAAAGCTATGACATACAAAAGACAAAAATGGACCATGTCGTCGGCTATATCAATTTGCAATAAGCTGCATTTTTTAAAGACGATATTGATAGAGCGCAAAGGGGCATTCACGTTCCATGAGTGGGATCTGATTAACAAGCTATTCAATGTTTCAGATGATTTTAAAGAAACGTGCAAGGCCGATAAAACGTATAATGCAGAGCTAATACGGTCTAACGGAAAAATCCAAGAATTAATAAGGAATAAATCATGAAATTCAATCCGCAACCAAAACCCCTCAAAAGGACAAAAAGCAAACAGGACAATATTAAGCCCGTGGCCGAAAAGAAAGTCACTGATAAGGTAAAGTATAACAAAGACTCTAAAGCGTGGATTAAAGGCAAGCGCTGTGCGTGTGGGTGTGGTGAATGTGCAAGCCTTGTTCATCACATGAGGGGGCGCGAAGGGTACGCTTCAGATAAGAAATATTTTGCCGGTATAAAATTACTATTCGATAAAGAGCACTGGTTAGCATGTTGTTTTAATTGTCACGTTGAAATTCATAATAATCCAGAGTTCGCTTATAAGGAAGGGTATTTGGATAGTAGATCAGGAAATATTTACAGATAAACATAATAATACTTAATAAAGTTCTTGTTTCTAATATATATGTTTAGTATATTTACATATAAATTAAAACAAGTGATTATGACATTATGTTCCTGTTGCCTGGTTGAGATTTCAGAACCCGTATTCGTGAAAGGAAAACCATACGGATATTCTTGTGCAAAGAAATTTATGGACAAACCGACTAAGGTTATTAA